AAGTCCTTCTATGATACTCCTAATAATTATGGTATAAACATAAATCAATAGTAATGTTCCCACCCAAAAAAGAGGCTAAAGGGCCACTGCAACCAGCAGACTTCTTCTCTACTATAAAGGGTACGGAGAGTGTATATGGTGTACCTCAAGCTAAAGAAATAAGTAGGGAAGGTAGCTTTGACCCTAAGCACTATAGACATGTTAAGGGAGCCACTTACTATGATGACCCTAATAGGTTAGCTACTCTTAATACGATTATGCAGCCTACTTCTACTAGGTTAGCTAACATGGGTCAGAGATGGGGAGCTGGCTTCTTAGCTGGAGCAGGACAATCACTAGCTAATACCTTTGACTTACATAGTCAGTTTAATTCAATCAAAAGCATACTTAATAACGAAGATGTAGAAGACTTTAGTAGTAGTCTATTTGGAGTACCCACTTCTAGAATGAGAGAATGGGCAGCAGGTATAGATAAACGTAATCCTATATATGAGGAAGACCCAGGGTCTGTTAATATTACTGATGGTGGGTGGTGGATGAATCAGTTTGCAGGTACGGGTCTTGGTGCAGGTATGGCAGCAGGGTCATTAGCTACTACTGCTTTGATTGAAGCTGCTACTCTTGGTGTAGGTACTGGGTCACTCTTTGCCAGTGCAGGTGGAGCTATGGGTAAGATGCTACGATTAGCTAAGGGGGCTAAGACAGTACAAAGGGCACAGTCTCTTGTTAAGGCTGCTAATGCAGCTAAAGGATTAAGAAGTGCTGCTATAGTATATGGTGTAGTTAATAGGCAGGCAGAAGCTACTATGGAAGCAGAAGCTACTTATGCTACTATATATGAAGAATTAAGTAGAGAACTTAATGCAGATAACTCTCCTAAATATACAGAAGAGCAGAAACAACATATGGCTTCAGAAGGAGCTAAGAGTGTATATAGATGGAACTTGGCCATGATACCGTTAGATATACTCTCCTATAGAGCTATGACATTTAATCCTATTAGTGGAACAGGTACAGGAGCAGTTGAGAGAGGATTAGCTAAGTTAGCTGCTGGATTTGGCAAGAGTAGAATAGGCAGAGCAACAGGATGGGCAGCTAGTAAGACTTTGGCTACTATACCCGAAGGCTTTGAAGAACTATATCAACATATAGTACAGAAGGAAGGAGAACACTATGCTAGAGTAGTTGGTGGTGAAGATGATGGTAGTACATTTAGTGAGAGATTAGGTATAGCTCTAGAAGACCCTGAAACTTGGAACAGCTTTGCAGGTGGTATAATAGGTGCTCCTGTTATTGGCGGAGCTATGAACTTAGTAGATAGACTCTCACATGGTAGATATAGGAGAGAGATGGCAGACTTACATGCTGACTATATTAAGCATGTAGGCAAGATGGATAATGATTTAGCTCAGTATATACAGTTAGCTGAATCAGCAGGATATAAGGAACAGGCATCTAAACTTAGAATACAGTTTAGTGCTGACAGAGATTTATCAGCATTACATCTGGATGCTAAGACTGATAAAGATACTGCTTGGGAAGCTAACATAACCTTTAAGGAAGGAATGTTAGAAGCATTAAAGAAGGGTGATACTAAGGTTATAGAAGACCTAGGCATAAAGATACAGTCACCAGAACATATGCAGCAACTGTTAGTGGAGTATCAGGCGATGGTAGATAATGCACATGAGATGAAGTCTATCTATGATGGAGTGAAGAATAAGTATCAAGCTAATTTTGTACCACAAGTAACAGAATCTCATTTCCATCTTAGACAGATGGTTAAACAGGAGAAAGTTGTGGATGCTAACTTAAATGCTGCTAAGGCTAAGTTATTTCAATTTGACCAACTATCAGCTACAGGTAAGGAGCTATTTGATCTTGACTATAAGGCTAGGGCTTTGCTTAAAGAGAATGATAGGTTACAGAAAGAAGCAGCTAATCCAGAAGATAGTTTTGAGCAAGAGAATATAAATGCACAGTTAAAAGAGAATGAGGCAGAGCTTAGAGCTACTAATGAGAAGATAAAAGAGATTACTTCAGAGGAATATAATACTTCAAAAGAAGGAAAGAAAGATGCCTTGATAATCCATGCTATAGGTGATAATGTGGGGTATGAAGAAGCTGCAAGGAAGAAAGAGGAGATAAGCAATACTATAGACCTTCAAAGAAGAAAGGTAGCCTTATGGGATAATGAGAAGTATATAGAACATAAGACAGATAAGGCTATAAAGAATGCAAGGACTCAAAAGCAGGCTGATGATGCAGCTAAGAAAGCTACTAAGAAACAGAAGAGAGATGCTAAGGCTAAGAAGAAAGATATAGCTGCTGATGAAGCTGCTGCTGAAGCTAAGAAAGATGAAGAGCTAAAGAAACAAGAGGCTGCTGCTAAGGCTGCTGCTATCACTAAGCCTGAAGAGAAGATAGGAGATGAGAGCTTATTTGATGATGATGAAGTTATGGCTGCTGCTGCATTGCAGAAAAATAAGCAGGCAGGTAAACCACCTGTTGTCACACCTGTTACACAACATAAAAGAGAAACTGCAAAGGAAAGAGTACAAGGAGATATAGAGTATCATACGATAAGAAGTACTACAGCTACACATGAATGGGAAAAAGACCAGTCAGCAGCATGGCTTAAAATGCTACAGACAGACCCTATCAAATATTATGAGATGAAAAGAGATATGAAGTCAGCGGCTAAGCCTGATGAATATTTCTTTGGTGAAGAAATAAGAGCAGAATACGACTTAACTATTAATGAACTAAAAGCACAACAAACAGGTACTACTGTTACTCAACCTCAAAACAAAGCCGCTAAGCTAACCTTAGAGGAACAAAGAAGAGAAGAGCTTAGTACTGTTCTACAGCCTGCTCATAATAAGGCTGCTATGAAGGGTAAGAGAGGTATAGTAGAATCAATAACAAAAGATAAGTGGGGATTTGTTAAACCTGATGGTACTATAATATGGAGTGATAGTAAGGATGCGATAGAGGATATGATATATGCCAAGTATGCTGCTAAAGGATTACCTATACCTGATAGAAGCACTGGTAGTCCTTTTCAACGTGCTCCTATACAGTATGATATGGAAGGCTCTCCACAAGAGGCTAAAGATCAGATTAAGGGAGCTATAGGAAACATACTCAAGAAGATGGGTGGTAGTCCTTCTTTTGAAGACCTTGTTAGACGTTTGATAAGGATATATGGTGGTGGTCAGATTGGTATGGATGAAGTAGAGGATATGTGGAACTCTATTGTATATGGATGGGAAGCTAATGAAAATGCTAAAGAAGATTATGATAGAGTGTTTGATATTGTCTTTATGAAAGATGAAGGTGCAGGTTTGAAAGCAGCTACAGGTGCTCTTAGGAGAGCAGATAAAGATATGTCAGAGGCAGATAAGGAAGCAGCAAAGCAGAAGGAAGAGTTAGATAAGCAGACAGCAGGAGTAATAGCTTCTGAAAAGAAGCCAGATGGATTTGACAATAACAATAAACCTACAACTAAGCCAGAGACTGAACATACACATAAATATGATGGGCCAGTATCAAATGAAAAAGAACCTAAATTATCATATACATCTAGACTTACTAAGAGTACTGTAACTATAGATGAAGCAGGTATTCATAAAGTAACTCATAAATATATAGATGATGACTTGAAAGCTAGTGATGGTATAATTGATAGCTTGCCATTACTAGACCCTGATAAGTTCCTTCCGGGTACTAAATTGGTTATTAGAAGACCTGCTAATTACATGGAGATACTAGTTCCAGTATTCTATCCTGATGGAACTAGAGAGAAGAGTATTCCATTCAAGCAATATGTAGATGAAAGGAAACTTACTCCTGATATGCAAGAATATAAGGATAAGATTCCTTTAGTTGTATATGCTAGTGAGGATGCTAAGATAGGGGTGGCATGGGTACATGATATACATTGGTACAACAATGTAAACTTTAATCAGGCTAAGCCAGAAGATAAGGCTACTGCTATAGCTAATACCAGAGCTATGAGAGAGGAAGCAATAGCTGATGCTAATGCTGGTACTTTTACTAGAGCTACTGTTACAGGTAAAAGACAGACTTCCTTCAAAGGATTAAAGTTACCTGAAGGTAAAGAGATAACTATAAGACAAGCTAATCCAGAGGCTACATTTGCTTCAACGATTAATGAACTAGGAGCAGGTGACCTATATATAAATCCTGGAAAGAAGTTTGGAGATGATGGTAATGTTATATCTAATACAGAGTCTTGGGATGAAAAGGGAAAGGTAGTAGATATAAGGAGGTATGGAACTAAGAATGGTAAGAAGACTTGGATGGCTTTTCCTGTGATAAGAAGACCTATAAGCCAGAAGGTTAAGACTAGTGTGATACAAGCTATATCTATTTATGCTAATAGGCTAAATAAGAACCCTGCTGTTAGAGCTAAGCATGACCCTATTATAGCTAAGATAAAGCTACCAAAGGAACAGGGTGGAATGGGTATAGACATTACTGAAAAGGATGGACTACCTAAGTACCTAAAGCATTTCATTAAACTAGAGAATAAAGCTGGAAGTACAGCAGAGGTTGAAAGAAGAGCTAGTGTTGAGAGAGCACATGGTGTACGCTATATAGCATTTGTAAATGATAATATAGTATTTGGCATTAATGGTCAGAATGCTTTTCCTAGTAAGGATAAAGATGGAAATCCTATAGCTGTAAAGTCATGGTTTATTAATCCTAATGTAGCTGATGCTACTATATCAGCCAAAGCTATAGCTGCTTTTGCTAATGAAAATATGATAGGATGGTATGCTCAAAACTTAGGGTTAGAAGCATATGACAAAGCTAACAATACTCCTGTTATACTTATTGATATAGATACTAAGAGTGGTAATCTTACAGCTAATACAGTAGCCGAAACTTACCATGATTTCTTAATGGATGAATTTGTAACTAATGTACAGAGTCCAAATATAGGTACTAAAGAAGAACCTAATCATGTTACTAATCTACAACCTGTAATAACATTTGATACAGATAAGAGAATAGCTGCTAAGACTAAGACAGATACACCTACTGACACAGCAGAGAAGATTATAGATACTAAGGAGATAGGGAAGTCTACAGAGGAGAAGAAAGAAGAGAAGGTAGCTTCAAAAGAAGAGACTCAACTAAGAGCACAATGGAAGGAAGAGCTTACTCCATATACTGTAGACTACATTGAAAGTCTATTAAAGAGTACTCACCTAGAAGGTAATAATGATAGACTTATACAGGCAGTAGTTAATCTAGCAGGACTAGGCAAATATCAGGGAGATGCTCAGGTAGGAATGATAGGAGCATTGAATAAGAGAGGTCATGTAACTAAGAAGAATTTATTAGAAGCAATATATAATGTATATGGAGAACTAGTTGGAGATAAGATGGCTCAACTACTTGAGTCAGAAGAAAGACAGTCAGGCTTTGAGTATGAAGAAAGATTAGTAGAAGGAATTAACAAAGAGTATGAAAGGAAGCTGGCAGACTTAAAAAAGAAGGAAGGTATTCCAGATATAGAAGAAGAACAAGGAGAGACTACTAAGGAAGAACTTAAGAGTGATATACATGGCCTATCTGGTGAAGTAGGTATGGACTATAACAATAAGAAGTTCATGGACTTGACCGAGAAGTTAACAGGTAAGAGACACTTAGATGATATGAGTGAGGCTGAACTACAGACTGTATTTGAACATTTAGATGATATTAGATTAAAGTTAGAAGGAGTAGAAGTTAGGAGACAAGATGATTTATATGAACTTTCAGAGGTAGAAATAGAAGCAGAGAGAGAACCTGTAGGTATAGGATTCTATGAAGGTAGATTTGTAGGGGGGTATCGTAATTCAGATGGTGTTGAGGTAGAACAGTTTGAAGCTCCTACTATAGAGGAAGTTAAAAGGAAAGTTAATCAAAGATATGATGAAGAGAGAGCTGCTCTTAGGGGAGAACTTGTAACCAAGGAAGATATTAAGAAAGCAGAGGAGAAGTTTGATGCTACTAAGACGGAACAGGAGAAAGAGAAGGAGAAGAAAGAAGCAGAAGAGAGGAAGGCTAAGGAGAGTGCAGAAGAGAAGGCAGCACTTGATGCTTTAGCTGAACAGATGCTTAAAGATACAATGAATGACTTAGGTTCTAGCTTTGACCCTAATGCTAAGAATAACTGGGCACCTATGCCACTTACTGAAGAAGAAAGACAGAAAGCTGTAGGTGTAAGAGTAACTATAGAAGGACTTACACATAATCAACAAGGTGACATAGTAAAGTATATGTATCACCATATTTCTGCTTACATAAGGAAGAATGGTACTATAACTATAGAGCAAGCCCATGCAGAGATTAGAAAGGCATTTGAAGAGGTATATATTAAGGCTAAAGAGAATTACCAGACTAAGGTTAATACTATGAAGGCACAGCTAGCTGCACATCCAGGTCTAGCAGATAGAGGGATACCACTTCTTATAGCTAACTATGAAAAGATGATAGCTAAGATGGAAGCTGTGGAAAGGCAGTATGATACATTAGTGGAAGACACGAAGGCTAGAGTGGATAAGAAGACTAATATTCGTGTTACAAAGATAGAAGCTAATCAGGAATATAAGGGAGAGAATGAAGAATATAAGGGAGATGATGCTAATAGTGATATAGATGATGAACCAGAGGCTGCTGTAGACTTCTGGACTGATGTTCTATCAGAGAGTCCAGAGAATAGGCTTACATATAAGATGCGTATGTTCTTTGATGGCATAAAGAAAAGAACTAAAGATGGAGCTTTTGTAGCTGGCTTTATGGGAGTAGATGGTTATGAGGAATCTGGAGAGATAATCAGAAAGCTGATGGCTACACTAGCTGATGTACCTTCAGACTTTAATCTTATGTTAGAGAAACTAAAGGAGAGAAGAGAAGCTTTACCTTGGATGGATGATGTTATAGCTAAACTTGAAGCTGCTAATGATGAAGAGAAAGCACAGTTTACTACTATAATGAGTCTTACTTCATTGAGGATGAGATTCTCTATGCTTAGTTATAACTTCAAGACTAGTAGTTGGACTAGTAGGATATATGAGACTAACTTAGGTGGTATAGCTGATGCTGTTAGAGCTGAATGGAAAGATAACTTGAATGCAGGGCCACTTGTAGACCAGAATAGTGATGGTCTACATACTCTTAATGTAGCTCAGGCACAGAAGATGATAGATGAGTTCAGGGGATGGAGAGGGCTTAATTTAGTTGAAGCAAGTGTACCTAAGACCTTATGGGATGACCTTGTAAGTAAAGTTAAGGATAAGAGTCCAAAGTTCTTTAAGCTCGAAGAGATAGCAAAGAAGCTAACTCCTGAACAACTTGCTATATTAACAGCACAGTTACAGGATAATCTTAAAGAAATATCTGATAGAGTAACCTTCTCTATGAGTGGGCATGACTACCAGATAAATAAGGTAGATGATACAGGTCAATATATAATGAGTAAGCTAGTTAAACATAGTGCTACAGATGAGGCTGTAGCTAACTGGTTAGCTAAGTTTGGTATTACTCTTAGTCCTAGGACATTAGTAGACTTACATAATAAGAAGTTCACACATAATCAAGTAACCTTAAATTGGAATGAACAATTTGAGATAGGTAGTAGCAATGGCTTATTCGGTATCTTATATAATAAGCTTGTGGCTTTAGTAGACTTGTCAAATGAAGGTGGAGTATTATTTGAAGAGCAGGGTAACTCCCCACTAGATGATAGTGTAGTTACATCTCTAGCTAATCTTGAAGCTAAGTACAATGACGTAGTTACTCCATTTGCATTTAGGGATAATGGTAAGTCATACTTTGCACTTACTATGCCTAAGTTTATTACAGATAGAGCTGCTGACCTAAAGGATGAAGGGGCTGTAGGTAAGGAGACTAGAAGGCAACTACGTAGTACTTCCTTCTCTGCTTCTGCTATGCAATTATACTTACTAGATAATCCTGCAAATGAGGATTATAGGTCTAAGTATAGGGTAGCTCACCTAGGAGCTAATGCCTTTAAGGAACATGGTAAGAAGTTATTTAGGGATAATGGGATAACTAAGCTGTCTGACTTAGATCATGAATTAACTAAATTGATTATGTTCATGGATATGAGTCAGGGAGAGGTTAAGCATGGAGATAATCTTAGTAGAGAGTATGGTGGAATAGCTTTAAGGATGGCTACTATGTTCAGTCCTACAATGTCAGATAAGGATATGATGACACTTGTGACTGCTGCTGTACTTGACTTAAAGACTAGTGATTTAAGAAATAGTGATGGTACTTTTGGCATTAATGGAGCAGATAATAAGGTTAAGAAGATACTATATGAACAGCTAGTTAAGCCAGAGCTGATGAGGATGGCTAAGTTCCATGCTGATAAGAAGAGGAGAGGCAAGGGTACTAACATAAAGGGATATGATGAAGGAGCAGCACAATTCCTGTTCTTACCTAACATGAACTTTATAGAGTATAAGCCGGGTTTAAAACTAATTGATGCTATAGCTAAAAATCCAGAGACATTTACAGCTCAAGCTGTAGAGGCTGATGAGACTCTAATGAATAGTTTCTATGATAAGATAAATGACTATGTATTAGGATTGACTAATGAGAAGTTGAAGGTATGGGAGACAGATGGTATTATTACTCCTGATGTAGAGAAGCCAGAGAATACAGAAATTAAGTTCTTGGATAAGAAGTACATGGAGAAGTTTAAGACCAATAGTAGTACTGAAAGAGCAAGGATGGCTGCTATGGATTATGTTATAAACTCCATGATAAGTAATGCTAATAGTTTCATGACTATGATAGGAGACCCTGCTCTTTACTATAAGAAAGAGAAAGAAGGAATCATAGAACAGATAGAGAGAGACTTTGAGGAAGGAATAATAGATGAGACTGAAATGGAAGCACAGATAACTTTAGCTCATATTAAGTCTGCATTTACTAACTTAGGTAAGAGGTTAGCTAATCAGATAGCTCCTGGTACTCCTATAGCTAATAGTCTTAATGATAAGTATATACAGTTGTTCCTGCAAGATAGGAAGAGTACAGCTAATAATATAGCTTATCTGGAAAGAATATTAGGTAAGAATGAAGCCTTTGCTTATACACAGATAGAAGGCTCTGATGCACAGGAATATACTACATGGCAAGAACATTTACATATCATAGCTAAGATGGGTAAGCTGTCTAATGATTTGATGCAAGAGGAGATAACTACAGAGGAGATAGAAGAAGCTAGAAGAATGTTCTCTGACCCTACCTTGACTAAAGATAGAATGACAGACAGGCAACTAAAGATATTAGATAAGGTAGCACAACCTATTAAGCCTGTATATACTGGACAGATACATGACCCTGAGCAAGATGTTATGAGGACAGTATATATCAAGTCTTCATCATTTCCATTGATACCACAGCTTACAGCAGGACTTGAGATTGATAAGCTAAGAGAAGCTATGCAGAAGATACAGGATACAGAAGGTAAGAATGTTAGAGCTTCTTATGAGACTGCTAATAAGGTAGGAGCTATAAAGCTATCTAAGACAGAGAATCTATGGGATAAAGAGACAGGTAATGCAAGAGAAGATGTATTGGGTAGATTAATGGATAATCATCTTATCTTAGATAGGAGACACTTTAGGATACAACAAGAAGTACCATTTAAGTCAAGTAAGAGGAAGTCAGATACTATTACTCTTGGTACACAGCTAATGAAGTTATTATTTGGTGATGGCATAATGGACATAGAGGGATTTACTTTTGAAGGTGTAGAGAAGACTGGTAGACAACTTCATCAATTATACAATGATACGTTCATTAGTTTAATAGAAGGAGCAAAGCAACAACTATTTAGTGAGCTTGGGCTAGATGAACAAGGTAATATAGTAGATGCAAAGAGGACTGCTGAGAAGCTACAGACCTTATTGAAGGATGAGGCTGAAAAGAGAGGCTATCCTTTACAGGATATAGAAGCACTTAATCTTCATGAGGTTACAGATAGTACAGGTAAGGTACTAACTTATGACTTTGCTATGCCACTATGGGCTTCTACTAATTCTAATAGGTATGAAAGCATGTTAAATGCTATAGTAACTAATAGGCTTATTAGGATGAAATTCCCAGGGAATAGTTATGTGATAGGGAGTGAGGAAGGATTCAGGACTGCTACAAGAAAGAAAGTAAGTGCTGCATCTAAAATGTCTACTAAGGAAATAATTAATGAATTATTCAGTAAGCAAGAAAGAGGACAGATAGGACTAGCTGGAGAAGATATAGATACTATATCTGATATAAGAAAGAATGAAACACCAGAGTTAAGGAAGAAGTTAGAGGAGATACATATAAGTTTAGTAGGTGGTTATCAGGAAGATGTATTTGATGAAGGACTGACAGAGGAAGAAGCTAGGCAAGCTAGGCTAGAGCGTAAAGGGATAAGAGAGGAAGGAGAGCCAGGTAGTGAGCTAGCTTCAAAGATGATATATACAGATGCTTGGAATGGGAAAGAGCTACAAGCTACATATACAAAGGATGGTAAGCTAATTAAGGCTCAGGTATTTGCTGCTAGTAAGTTTAGAGATAATGATGGTAACTTAATTAACCTACTTAGTCTGAATGAGGATGGTAAGACATACAAGTACGTCAATCAGGATGCTGCCACAGGTAGATTTTCTTTGAAGCCAGATATGTTCGATAAGGAACTCTTATCACTTATGTCATTTAGAATCCCATCATCTGGTCTTCAATCTGGTAGTGTAATTGAAATAGCAGGCTTCTTACCACATCAGAGTGCAGACTTAATGATAGTACCTAAGAATTTCACTAAACAGAAAGGTTCTGACTTTGACATAGATAAAGAGAATGCTTATCAGTTATTCCATAGGATGAATAAAGATGGTAAGTTTGAGGTTCTAGCAGAGAAGCATAGAGATATTATGCTAGCTGAAGCTGATAGATTGATGAAGGATAAGAAGATCAATGATCTTAGGAAGGCAGTTAGAGAAGCAGAGTCACAGGATAAGAGATACTTTGCTATGAAGGAACTTAGAGATGCAATAGCACAGGATAAGTTCTTTGAGTCAGTATTTCAGTCAGTAGGAATACCTACCTTTGATGAACAAGACTTAGAAGATGCTCCATTCTTAAAGAAGATGAATGCCAAGATAAATGAGATGCTTGGTAAGAATACTATCATTAAGATTAAGCAGGCTGTATATAGCCATGCTAGTGACGAAGTACAGAAGAAGATAGCCAAGGTACTTAGTACAGATTTTGCAGAAGGAGAAGCAGACTTTATTGATAGGCTTAAATCTAAGTCTGGAGTAGATAATAACTGGACAGCCTTATCAGATGAATACCAGAAGCAGAAGATGATGAGTGGAGCTAGTGGTAAGACTGGAACAGGAGCTTACTCATTAGATGTGGTTACTCACTCACTTGTTCAGCAGCTTAGAGCACAAGGTAAACCTATTACGTTAGAAGAGAATATATACGATGATGAAGGAAATATTGTTGGTACACAGACTAAGATATGGTCATTTGGTAATGTTACAACTACTGGTGTACTAGGTGGAGATATGACACTAGGGCCAAATAAGACAGTTGGTGATAGGAGCATAGTAGATTTATTAGTTGAAAGACAGAATATAAATCTAGATAATGAGAAACTACAAATCATAGGAAGAGTAGGTATTGATGAAATGACTATGGATGTAGATAAGATTTTTAATCTGCTTGGTGTAGATAAAGGTAGTGATGGTCATAGTATTGCTATGCTGTTTCTTAGTCAGCCTATTATTAGAGATTATGTTCTATATATGAAGAACGCTAACTCTAATATGTCACATGAGTTCTCTGCTACTAAGGAAGAAGATATACGGAAAATGCTTATTGATAAATATGGTGGAGAAGAAGAGACAGCATCAGATGGCATTAAAGGAGACTATTGGAGTATAGCTTCAGGACTAATGACTAATGATGCCTTCATAAGAAATATAGAGGGTACTATATCTAATCAATTACAGAGGGCTGTGTTACGTAGGTTCATAGAGATGAAAGAGTATGGAGAATCATTGAGGAATGTACAGACTGCTATTAATACAGATAGTAAAGGACTAGGTAAATCTACCTTTGATGTAATAGAGAGAAAGAATACTCTGAACAGGTTAGGTAATAACGGTAAGATTAATGGAGCATCTAGTCTTATAGGAGACTATAAGCCTATAACTGATGAGATGAGTGATGATGAGAGAATAGATTTAATTAAGCAGGGTTATGTTGATATAGGAAACTTCCTTGTTAAGCCAACTACTCTATCAGGTGCTTTCAGTATTCAGGGAGTAATGACAGCATATAAGCTATGGAGTAGGTATATGCCTTATGATTCTGAAGTTCTTAATTCAGCATTTGATGAACTACTACCTCTTATTGGTAATGGAGCACTTATGAATGAGAGTAAGAACGTAGAGCTAAAGCAGGAGATATTTAAGCACATGAAGAAGTACTTTGCTGCTAATAGGTTAGGTGGTATAATGGGTAATACAGATGATGCTAATACAGAAAGGAAGAGATTATACATTGATTATGATGGACAGATAGAGCTTATAGAAGACCCTAATGCTGTAGTTACCCTACAGAATGAGGTAATTAAGGAGCAGGAAGTAGAAAGAGTAACTGTTACTGTACTCTCTAACGGTAAACCTGTAGGTAAGTTCTCTACAATACCTAGTAACCTAGCTAAACTAAATAAGGTAGATATAGGTACAGCACAGATACATAAGGAGGGTGACAAGTGGGTGCTATATCATAAAGGAATAGTAGAAGGAACAGCAAATACCTCACTAGGTACTTATATCAAGAGGCTGAAGGCTATGAATCATCCTGCTGTTAATGAGTTTATCAAGACTAATATGCTATTTAATAGGATAGAGGTTGTCACAAACAAGAATGGACAACCTACTCTTATTAAATACAATAATGCAGCAGGAGAAGAGTTTGATGAGAACTACTTATATGAGGCTCTTAGTACTCTGTTCCAACATGCTGATGTTGAGCTACCAGAGATAGATAATAAGAAATATACTCTAGGTACTCTTGCACAGGATATGATAGCATATACTATGTTAGGCAACTCTACACAGGAAGCCATACAGTTCTCTAAGTATATACCTGTAGGTTACTTTAGTGCAGTAGGTTATGCACAGAGGATGAGAAATATAACTAATGACTTACGTAATAATAATACTACTCTATTAGGTGCATCTACTAACTGGAAGACAGATGCTCCTAAAGAAGAAACAGACTGGCAATCAGGGTTAATGGATGATGATGGGCTAGAGCATTACCTAAGTGAGTTTGCTATACAGTTTATACAACATAATCCAGAGAGATTGAAAGCAGGAGGTAAGCTGAAGAAAAAGGACTTAAAGAAGAAGGTTATACTTACACCTGGAGTACTAGGTAACTCATATGAGAATCTGAAGTCATTTATTCCTAGAGGCCCAGAGAGACCACCATTCTTCTCTATGTATGACAGTACTATACCTAAAGGTGATAAGAAGTTCAAGCTATATTGGTATGATGGTGAGAAGTACATACAGATACCAGTACTAGGAGTATTTGGTATGGATGAATACCAGCCATCCTATGGTAACAATGAGTTCTCTATAGGTAAGAGTCTAGTTAATGGTAGAGTTCCACTAATGCCTAGGATACAGAAGAGTGTACCTAACAGTAAGACAACAACAACTAGTGATAAGGATTCTTTTGAAGTTAATAGTGGAAATATTACTACTGTATTAGAGAATATAGGTAAGGGTAATAGTAATATGGCTATGCTAGCTAGAGCTTTAGCACCATTTGCACCTGCTGATTATACTATAGAGTGGGCTGATAAGACACCTGAAGGTGAAGAGGGATTTGCTGGAATACATAATGCAGTTACTAAGAAGATTTACATTAATCCTATAGTTACTGAAAGAGGTAATGATTACACAGCTTCTATTATACTACATGAGATAGTACATGCTCTTACTGTAACTCAGATAGATAAGTTTACTACTACTTATACTGGTGGAGAATTGCAAGCAAATAATGGAGCACCTACAGCAGTAGTTGAACTAGTTAGGCTATATAATGATGTAAAGAGTAAAGAAAATGATGCAGAATTACAGGAGTTAATGAGTAGGTTAAAAGCAGCTGGTGGTGGCATGGCTCTTAATAAGAGAGAGTATAACCTATATGGTCTGACAGATATTTATGAGTTTATGGCTCTAGCTCTTACTGAACCTAAATTTCAGGAATACTTAGCAAGCAAAGAGTTTAAGCAATCTGGTAAGACACTCTTAGAGAAATTCCAAGAGATAGTAGCTAACTTGTTAAAGAGTATTGGAGTAGCATTTGAATCAGATACAGCAGCAGCACAGGCTATAGCAAATACTTTCCAGTTTATAGAAGAAGTTAATCCTACTAGTACTAGTGAGAAGAGTGATACAGCATATAATGATACAAGAACATTTGGAGATTCAAATGAAGATAGTGATGGTATGGATAGTGGAGATGAGTTTGGTAGGAGTACTGGCCCACCACTAGGTAGACGTGCTCCGTTAAATAGTCCTAGTACTAAATTTCCTAATAAGAAGTTAGTTATAAGAACAGAAAAATGCAACTAACATGGCATGTAAGTTAGACGTCAGGACAGCAGTGTTCGATAAAGTATTTGAAGAACTAGCTGAAGGTAGATATAGCTTCTCTAGGACTGGAGAAGATACTATTAGAGTTAATAGTAGAGGAGACAATGCTAAGGCTAGAGCTAAGTCTACTAGTCAGGCTAAAGCTATGGCACATGAGATGTTAAAGCGGGCTAGGATTTCTTTTGAAGGTCATGTAGATGGTTATGTAAATCAGCACTCTACTTATGACCCTGTTACTATTACATTTACTGTTAGTGATGCCTATGTTCAGCATGAGTTTGATAAGTTAAATGTATCTAAGGATACACAGGCTGCTCCTATGGAAGCAGAAAGAGACTTTATAAATACTAGTACAGACTATGATACAAATAGAAAGATAAACTTTGCACCTGCTACCAGACCAGAATTAGGCATGTTTGCTAAGTACCTAGAATTTAAGCAAGCTATCTTAGATATTTATCAGAATAAGCTACATAAGGTGAGGATGGATAAGAAGAAAGTGGGAGTATCAATAGAAGAACTAAAGGCACTTAATAAGGAAGAAAGAAGATTAGAGCTTTTCATTGAAGGTAGTCCAGAGTTAAGGAAAGAGGGTCTTAAAGACCAAATAACTAGACTATCAAGTGAGTCTGCTATAGAGGCAGTAAGAGACTATGTAAGGAAAGACCTTGATAGACTACCTAAGCTAGTTCTATCTGATGATATTGATGATGTTAGAGAGGCAGAAAGAATAATACAATTCTATAAAAATGCAGGTAACTTTACTGGCAAGGATGCAAGTAATCCTACTGGTAGGGCAGAGAATCCATTCTTTCCAGAAGATGCAATATTCTTTAGAGATGATGAAGGAGAACTAACTACTGTGTACAAGTTAGGAGAAGATATAAGAAAACAGTTCATGGAGTGGAGAGATGAAGCAGATGGTTATACAATACAAGCAGAGAGTAAGAAGAAAGAGATTACTGTTAGGATGGTTAACTCAAACCCCGGTGTAGTTAATACCTATGGTAAGAACAAGAAGTTTACCTTTAGCGAACTAGTATATGAGAAGCAAGGACTTGAGGATATAGAGTGGGTAACAATGTGGACTATGGATATAACTAGTGGGATATTCAGTCACAATGGATTACTACCACAAGTTATATTCTCTCACTTGAATAATAGTATAGAAAGGAAGGCTGAGTGGGCTAGGGCTGCTGATGAAACTATAGATAAACTAGCACCTAAGGCACAAGAGGCAATAAGAAACACAGGTGACCCAAGATGGACTCATAAGGGATTAGGTATAAGGAGACTTGGTGGTACAAACTGGAACTTATATAAAGAGACTACTAAGAATGGTAACGAGACTAACTGTTTAGTACAGAGATTTACAAGAGAGTTTAATGATGCCTATGATATAGCTAAGGCTACATTCCAAGAGGTATTTGATAAGGCAAAGGTTATATCTGGAATGAGTGAGAAAGTTACACTTGCTTTTAGGGCCTTGAATATGTGGAGAAGACAGAATACTATTCTATTTGAGATTAATAGGATGGCAGAGATATTAGATGACCCTGAATTAGCAGACCTGTTTACTGAAGGTAAACCTGTTGCTGATGCAGCTTATAGGCAGAGTCTTATTGATATACTAGGAAAGGATGGATATGAGGAGCAAATAGAAGAGCAGAAGAGAATGCTTAGAAAGTATCTAGCTGATAGGCAGAATGTAATAGATATTGCATTAGGTGATGAGGGTAAGTTTATTGAGAATGGTACTAAAGATGATCTGAATGATGCACATAAGGCTGCTCTTCAGGAATGGGAATATAAGAATGACCCTCTTATTGGAATAGAAGGGTACAATAGTACTACAGGATATATCAAGGATGGTCTTACAAGAAATAACTTCATGGGTTATAATAACTTTATAGCTAGGAAGAAGAAGGCTAATGTGACATATGCTACTGATAGTACTACTGGTAAGTCAAAATTTGTAGTTACAGAGACTAATGAAGATACTGACTACTATAGTGAGCAATATGCAACTATAGAAGCAAATGATGACTTACTTGCTTTCTACAATGTAATGAGAGATGTATGTGTTAAGATAAAGGAGAGCATTCCTTATCACCTTCAAAAAGATATACCATCACATACTCTACCCGGCTTAGAGAAAAGCATGGGGGAAATGCTAGCTGATAAAGAGATGGGTCTACTAAAGAGGATATTTAGTAAGAATGGTGCTATAGCTGCTCTATGGGAAAGGATTAGAAGAAGTGTAGGAGTAGTTAATCAGGCTGATGTATCTAGTGCTAAACAAGACCCTATTACTGGTAAGTATAATAATACTGTAAATGATGCCTTCTTAAGAAATAATAGTAAATCTATTAAGCAGAGACAGACTATAGAACAGCAGAAGTTTCTAATAGCCTATAACTCTAATAAAGCAGATAGTGATGTAATTACACAGATAAGGAAGTTTACTATACTGGAGTTAAAGAACATGACTCCAGATGCTCTATTACTCCTAGCTCAATATACACATACTGATTTGAGTGTAGCAGATGCTAGGTCAGGTAATATAGCTGCTTTACAAGCTAAGATAGGAGATAAGGTAAGTGTAGGTAGGATTATAAAAGAGTTCTCTGTCCACTCTATAGTACAGGCTCAATCATTTGACTTACCTAAGCTAGCTAAGTACTTTGCTAACATGACTATGGCTTATGCTGCTAGGAATGAAGCCTTACCATTCTTAGAGATAGTTAAAAAACACTATGAAGATATACAAGCCCCTAGAACTAATAATGTAAATAAATCTATACGTCATAGGTTTAATAAGATTATAGGTAAAGTACAGATGGAAGGACCAAGAGAGAATGCTAGGAAGCAAGTAGAGAACTGGTTCCAGAGAGTAGTACTAAATAACTATGGTGTTAAGCATAAGATTCTATTAGGTAAAGAAGATGAGGGGGCTAGATTTGGTAGGCACATATATAGTAGAGAAGAAAGGAAGAGGCTTAATGAAATAAATAAGCTACTTGAAGACCCAGGAGTTAGTGAACAGGTTAAGGATGAATTAAGAGCATCTAAGAAAGCAATGGGTAAGGTTAGGACAGCAAGTGCTTTAATAGAAGGGATGTTTAGTTGGATAAGGTTCTTAAAGTTGGGCTATAATTTGCCTTCTTCTATTACTAATTTTATGGAAGGTGTAACCTCTAATGTAATACTAGCTGCTTCAGGAGAGTACTTTGATGAAAAGGAACTCATGTATGGTTATAGGGTAGTGAGAAGTTCATTTGTAAGAAACCTTTCATTTGGACTTACTGGATATGAACCTAAGCTGGCTAAGAGATGTAGGAAGCTGATGGATAAGTTCAATGTTGTAATGGATAGTAAGAATGAATTACAGAGAGCAGAAAATAGTACAGGTAGTAATAGACTTAGTTGGTTAGGTTCTTATGAGCTTAATCAAAGAGTAGAATATATTAATCAGAGTCCTTTGATGGTAGCTATGCTAAGGACTATGAAGATAAAAGATAAGAGTGGTGTAGAGAAATCTGTATGGGATGCACATGATGAGAATGGCGACCTGTTACCAGAGTTCAGCTATGATGAAGCACAAGCAGATACCTATACAGATGAACAGAGAGATAGACTAATACAGAATAATCAGGACTGGAAGATGCTAGCCGGTGAGAACTATGAAGTGTTTAAGAATAAGTTAAATAAGGTTATAGGTATAGGTCATGGCATGGGCTATGATGAATTAAGAGGAATGATGGCTAAGTCTAGTCTTCTAGGTAAGGCTGCTATGATGTTTAAGACTTGGATGCCGTCACAGTTCTATCAGAGATTTGCTGTTGAGCAAGATGATATATCAACTGGCACTATAGGATATAAAGGAAGATACTTATCTTATGGTACAGGTACAGCTACAGTAGCAGGATTGGTAGCAGGAGCAGCCTTATTTGGTACAGGTGTAGGTCTAATTGGTATGGGAGCATTAGGTATGATACTAGGTAAGTATGCAACAAAAACTAATACTGATATAAGCTTAGTGAGAGAGATGGCTACAACTACAGGTTATCTCTTCTTAAAGATGTTGGGTATGCCTATTAATTTTATAACTGGATTTGTAGCTGGAAAACAGGTTGTACCTACAGGTAATAAAGCATTTGAGAATTGGGTAGGTAAAGGAAACTTTACAACTAGAGATGCCAAGAATCTAAGAGCTAACCTAGCTGATATGGCATTACAGTTAGCTTGGATAGCACTTACTATGATGGTCAAAGCTATGCTATATGATGATGAAGATGATGATGATAAAGATAGTCCAGCAAGAGCATGGCATAATATAATAGTGAATAAGTTGATTCAACTATCCCACTCTGCCTCTATGTATTGTAGCATACCTGAAATATGGAGGTCTACAGTAGGTAGTCTATCTATTAAACAGTATTTAGATGATGTAGTTAAATGGATGGATGCCATACATAAATGGTCTATTGACCAAGACTCAATAGCAGGTGGTGTGAATAGAGGAAGGTCTGGATTAGGGCTAGCAACTGAGAAGATATTTATGCCCGGTCTATTTAAAGACTTACCATATCTAGGATTTGAAGCACAAGCACAGAGAGTATTTGAAGAACCACCTTGGGCTAGATGGTTTAAATCAGAGAAAGCAAATGATGAAACTTATATTAGGTCTGCTAGGTCAGGTAGAAGGTTAGAACTTGAGAACTATGACCAGATAAAGGCTATACAAGATGAGAAGTTAAGAACTAAGACTATTAATAAGATATTAGACTATGAGTTACCAACTGTTAAGAAGCTTGAGAAGATGGGTAGAACTAGAGATGAGTATGAGGATTGGTTAGAACAACAAGAGTATGAAAAAGTAGAGGAAGAATAGCAAGATGGTCATGTAAATTTTTTAGTAAGCCAGTTTATAACTAAAATCTTTAATTAATATGTCAGGCTATAACGTCACAAAGATAGAATTACTCAATATAGAGAGAAGGTCTGGTTATGTTATGGTAAGATTAGATATGAGTAAGGGTAAAACACATGTCTATAAACTATGGTTAAATAACTACTATTATATAGGCTGTAGTACTAATCTTAATAACCGGATATATTCACACATTAACATAATAAGTCAGATAAATAGTAGAAGCTATCTGAATAAGCCTACCAGAGAGACATACAGAAAGTTTCTAGCTGTTATGGAGTTATCAGACTATGTAGAGATAAAAGTAGAGATACTGTTTTCTTCTCTAGATAGAAATGAGGCATTTATGTATGAGAAAGACCTATTACATAGTAAAGATAACGTATGTAGTTCCTATTCACTCAATAATGTTAAGAAGAAATATAGGAACGAAGCCTCTGAGGTTGCGGTAAATGAAATCAACTCGTACCTTAGTACACTCCGTTAAAACGTCAGAGCCTTCGTTTAGGCATAAAATTGCCCCGCATAGAAATGCAGGGCTTTTTAATCGAAGTTTAACTACCTATGTATATTAGAATGGTGGGTCATCTCCTTCCTCCCACTCCTTCTCTTTTCCAAACTCTTTTCCTAGGGTATAAGCTACCATATCAGAGTATTCCTTATCATTAACTGTATCAAATACATGATTACACCTATAACTTGGGCATTGATATAGTACCTTTCCATCAGTATCATGTAAAATTACCCTACTAAAACTGGTAGGATTATTTTCATCCCAGGCAAAGTTCTTCTTAGCTATCTCTTTCATCTCTGCTTTCTGCTTATCAGAGAAGACATCCATCTTGACTATATGAGCAAACACATCATTGTACTTCCAACTGTACCCACAATGAGGACAGTTTCCTAGTCTATCTAGCACCATAAAATTACTATTTTTTGATTATGAAAAATGTTGTTGCAGCTACAATAATGAAGAGAAGATACCAGAAAAAAGGCTTCAGATTGTAAGTAGATTCATGGGTAATATGTACACTCCTATTCCTATGTATAACGCTATCCTTACCATCAACTGTAGTATGTATTGAGTCTATTGTCACTATAGTAGAATCAGTAGTGCCACCAGGTTTCTTGATGACACTACAGCCTATTAGTAACAATATGATGATAAGTATTCTCATAGCTTCAAAAGAAAGGGAGCTATCGTAGCCTTCCACTATCTGCAAACTTCTGTAGCATAGGGAGTAAGTCTCTCACTTGCTCCATTGATAGGTGCATCCTGCTCTTAGCAGTCCAGTTACTAGGTAGGTCTACCTCTACATACTTACCTATTGCTTCATCTTCAGTAATAAGTATCTTTGGGTTATCAACTCCTAACCAGATGAAATCACCTGATGCTCTGCTTGACTTCTGGATAGAGCATAAGCCTCCATTGCTGTCTACAAAGCTTCCACTAAGGAAACCTCTGCCATTTGGCTCTAATTTAATCATTGTTTTCTGTTTTGTGGTTATCATAATTATTGGATTTATTGTGTGGGTGTTATTGGTTTAGCTCTCCAGTGTGTAGGATTAGGTGTTAAGTAGTTAGTGTCACACTCTACAGTTCTCCATTCATCATGGTCATTACACCACTTAGCCATAAACCATATCTTATCATCTTGCATGAAGCATACACATATACCATCAGGGTTAAACTCCTTATCTATCCACTTCTCATGGTAACCAAGTACCTCTAGTGCTGGCTCTGGCTTCATCTTCTCTGTTAGATACCAGCCATCTATGTTAGCATTAGTTAGTATCTCAAAGTAAAAATCTATCCTTGATTGTTCCTCATCTTCATCTACACTAGCAAGTGTTTCAGCAACCTTCAGGGCATTTATAGTTATAATCATAGTTTTAAGTTTAAGTTAAAGATAAAAAAAAAGGAGAGTGGCAAGACTACCACCCTCTCTCTGTTTTTAAACGTTGCCATAATAAAAATCAAAAGTACACGAACCTAGTTTACAATATCGGTACTGCCATACCCATTCTCTGCTCTTGCAGTTTCAGGTAGATGGTCAGCTAACTTAAATTCTGCTGTTTCAACCTTAATGATTACTCCCTGTGCTACCTTGTCTCCTTTAGTTATATAGACTATATCCCTAGAATGGTTAACAAGTATTACTCCTATCTCTCCTCTGTAATCCAATTTTGTTATCGCTAGGCTCTTTATCCTAACGTCTGCATCTTCTTTTGTTATACATGCAGTTCAGACTATATCATCAACTTTCTTTCTAAGTTGTTGGGCACTCGTGTTAGCTTCATCACTGTTCTAGTGGTATGCTATTAGTCGTTGAACCTTCTAGGTATCCCTACCTAGCTTGGCTGCTGATTGTCCTCTTCAGGATTTTCCAGCAATTCACCCAATTTAAAGACTCCAATTATTCTACCATTAGAACTATCTCTTATGATCTCATGCTTGTTATTGTGCAAACTAGTATGTTCAGCTCTACTTAATATCTCTAAGTTAGAAATATCATTATTAAGCTTGTTCTCATCTTTGTGATGAACATCATATCCTTCTTTAAGGACTATCCATCCATCTACTTCTTCAAAGAACTTACTGTCAAATAACTTATAGTTTCTTTCTACAACTAGCCTATGCTTCTTAACTCTAGTACCTTGTACATGTTGGTCATGTGGTCTAGGATGATTAGGACAGTATTCTAACAAATAACCATAATTAGTAAGTGTATCTTCATTTTTAAATGAAGAATTATTATGTCCTGTTAAACCATATTGATGGTTATTCTCACCTGACATAGTTTCTTCCTTTAATTTATAGGTACACTCTAGGCTACAAGTTATCTTACCACCTTTTAGTCTCTTAATCCTATAAGGTTTAACTTTAAGTTCTTTGCCACATATTACACAAGCTACTACCATAAGAGTAATCCTTTAATTCTGTTTAGAGTCTATAGTCCCAGGACTATTTAATACTGCTATCCCTTTAAGTAAGGCTAAGCCACTCCTAGGTCTTATATCCATTGCATACCCACAAGGTATAGCTATCTTAAAGCCACACATTATAAGTAATCTTGAACCCGGGAACATATACATAGTCTGTATCTCTTCTCCATCTCTAGGTATATTAGGGTCAGTTGTAAAGTCTCTTGGAGTTGCATTACCATCCTGATAATATGTCTTGAAACTGTCTACTCTTAGGTCAAAGCCTGCACTTCCATCTGTAGCATACTTAGGGATATGTACCCCATCATGCTTCCTTTTAAACTTTATTTCCATAGTGGTACTCTATTTGTTTAGTTATGTAATCTTGCATATCCACTACTTTCTGTGTACGCATCTCCTCTGGTTCTATCCACCAAGGAGAGTTTTGCCAGAACTTAAGTAGTATCTCTTTAGGTAAGTCAGTAGCCTTCTCTATCTTCTTTTCTCCATGCATCTCTAGTACTAGCATCTCATTTTCTGTGAAGGCATCTATCCTTACATTAGGCTTATCTGATAGATGCTTTATAGCATCAAAAAGAGCTGTACCTTCTACCCATTGTAGGAAGGTGTCAAACTCTGTGTGCCTCACATTATTAAGTGGACTTGCTTTTAAGATTGTTGTTTTCATTGTCTATTAGCTCCTGTAGTTTAAATAACATTTGGACATAAAGGATATTCCAGCCTGTAAGTAGTTCTATCAAGCTAGCATTTTGACTCTCCACATGGACTATTATATTTTCTTCTGGTTTATCCATTGTACTGTGCTATTATTTTACACATCTTGATGAATGATTCTTGACTCATAGACCCTCTAGCCATATTAACATCTTTATGTACCCATTGCACATTCCCTCTTACATATCCTAGGCTATTATCTATCCTGTCAAGTGAAGCTGTAGATTTATGTATCTCTTTGTATCTTTCAAATTTAAGAGGTACTCCTGATATTGCACATTTACCATCCTGCTTAGAAAATAGTTCTTCTAGATACTTCACATCTATACTACATTCAAATCCATTATTACTAGCTCTTTCCTGTACCTTCCATTTGAAATATCTAGCTATATAGGTATCCTCATTGAATACTGTTTTGGCACATGACATACAAGCTTTAGTTTTACCATTTACTAGTGTATAAGCTCCTCTAAATGTTTCAGCACCACAAGAACATCTAACATGCCAGTACATATTCCTGTCTTTACTACTATTAACTTTTGTCCTATCAGAGATAACAGTCCACTGCCCGTAGATAGCCCCAATTACGGGGCTATGTTTTATATTGTTATTCATAACCTATAGTTTTCTAACAAGCAGAGTGCCCACAGGAACTACATTTTCTGCATCCTTCCTGATATACAATAGTAGCTTGTCCACATTTGGGGCATTTTTCTCCTGTTGTTCCATCTGGTATATATTGTTTAAGTACTCTTGTTATTGCCTTACCAAAGGAGACTACTCCCACATTAGCCTTCTCTACTTGGTCTATTATGTACCTAGGATTCATCCCATGTCTTAACATACCTGAAGTAAACCTAGTTAGAACCTGTATATCTGTAGGTGCTTGTGATACTTCTAAGTGGTCTATAGTATATCTGTTAGAATTGAACTTATAATGACTACCATTTATCTTAGTAACTTCCCCTGTAGTATTCTCATAGTGAATAGGAGCAGGGAAAGCAAATATCTCATATGGTTTATCATTCAATAATCCTACTACCACACCATAGTTATGACCTTCTGACATTACAGGCCAATAGTTAGCCTTCAAGCTACTTGGTCTCTTTATTGAATCAGTATATCCAAATTCATCTACCTGTGCTACTGGCTCACTAATCAGTACTCCACTTCTACTCCCTTCTCTATATACAGTAACTCCCTTGAGACCATTCTTCCAAGCCATGTCATATATATCTTTAACTACATTTTGTCCTACTTTAGTAGGTAGATTAATAGTAGAGCTTATAGCATTAGAGGTATAGTCTTGTATTACAGCCTGTAATCTTATCCTAGCTTCCCAGCTTACATCTTCTGCCTGACTCATGAACCAAGGTGACTTAGCAAATGCTGTGACTAAATCTTCTTTTCTAGTAATTAGAGCTGGCTCAGGATAGCGTATCTCTAACCACTCTTTGAACTTAGGGTGTAACACAGCATACTCCTGCCAACTATCTCCATTCTGGTCTGTAAAGTCTATCCTTGCTCCTTCTTCATTAGCATTGATCTTCTTCCTTCTTATATAGAAAGCTTTAAACAAAGGCTCAAGTCCACCTGTAGTCTGTGTCATCAATGATACTGTACCTGTAGGAGCAACTGTACTCCAGCTTACATTCCTTCTTCCAAAGTTAGCCATTCTCTGAGCTACATCTGGAAACTTAGCTACTATAAACTCATAGAATTTATTCTGCCCAAACATATTGTTATCTTCATCTACACTAAACTCCTTAGTCCTATCCCATCCTACAAATGTTCCCCTAAGTAGAGCTAAATCTACACTAGCATCTAACTCTGCTTCCATCTTAGTTTTCATCACAAGCTCTACCATCTCTAAAGCATCATCACTACCATACTTCATATTTAATGCAGCTAACATATCTCCTAAAGCAGTAAAGCCACTACCTGTCCTCCTACCATTCTTAGCTAATTCCCTTATATTCTGCCATAGATTTATCTCTGTTATCTTAATATCCAATGGCTCAGGGTCTCTATCTAGCTTATTCAATATCCTATCTATGTACTCTACTTCTAGGTCAACTAGGTCATCGCCTAATCTCTGCTGCATATAAAAAGTCTCATACATAAGGTTGAAATCTATGTATGAGTCTTCAGTAAAAGGTAACTTAACAAAGCTAAATAGATTAGTAGCTATAAGCCTACATGTATCATTCCTATGAAACCATTGTTCTCCACAAGGATTGCAAAGCTCTGGTTCATACTGTTCATATACTCCATCAGGAGCATAGCTTGTAATCCTATCTATGAAGGCTACACCTGGCTCTCCATTCTTCCATGCCATCTCTGCTATCAAGTCGAATAACTCTCTGGCATGTATCTTCATCACATGAGTAACATATCCATCTTTACCTACTGCACATGATACTATATTATTATACCCATCTATGATACCTTCCTTAGTCTTCTCTCTGTAGTCAGAGAATCTGTTCAGGTCATCATCTATTGGAAACCTACAATGAAAGTCTCCATTGTTCTTGACAGCTTCCATGAACTCATCTGTTAGCATCACACTCACATTAGCTCCTGTAACCTTAGTCTTATCATCCTTCATGGTTACAAACTTAAATATATCAGGATGCTTACAAGACAGGAGTAACATGAGAGCACCTCTTCTGCCTTCCTGGGCAACCTCTCTTGTAGTGTTAGAGAACCTCTCTGCAAATGAGGTTACTCCTGTTGATGATCTTGCAGCATTGGATACTGGAGCTTTATAAGGTCGTAAGTTATTAAGATGAGTACCTACCCCACCTCTTCTTTTCTCTAGATGGGCTATATGTTCATCAGTTCTCATTATACCTGCATAGCTATCCATAGGTGGAGCTATACCAAAGCAATTAGAGAGAGACCCAAATACATACTTGTTCCCCAAGTTAGCCATTATACTACCTTGAGGAACTATATACTTGAACTTGTCAAAGTAAGAAAAGAGTTCATCTTGTATCTCCTGCAAAGATTGATGAACTCTTTTACTATGTAACTCTAACCCAAACTCAGACAACTGATTTATGTATAATTGGGAACAATTCTTCTCCTTATCTTGGTAACTCACCTCTATCCTTGCAAACTCTCTGGCTAGCCTTCTGTGCATATCAGCTGGTGTCTCTTCTTCTAATTCACCCTTATCATTTCTGATTGCATACTTATCTTTCCAAACATCCGCCGCCATTAAATCATGGCTAAAGTACTCTAGCAAATTGCTAGGCAAGTTGTTAGTTGTCATAGAAAATGAGGTTTTAAAAAAACAGGAAGGAAAATAAAGGTAAGAAATTCTAAATCAAGAAGTTAGAAGGTGGATAAGTTTATCTCGATGCAGGATTTCAGATTAATCTGAACTAGCTTCTTCTACTAATCATCCTAGTCCTTGCATTTCTGTATATTGTATCCCTATCTTTCTTGTCTAAATCTTCCCTTCTTAGTTCCTTATTGTACATGGTGTAAATATATAGGTTTTCTGCTAGTGTAATTAGTCCTACACCTATGATAGCATTAGCATCTATAATATTATCTATTACTCTTTCTACTGTGAGACCCCTCTCTATCATTAGAGAGAGGAGTTCATCATCAGTTAGTTCCGGCTTCTTGGTTTCTTTCTTCATTATGTGTATTGTTTAACTCCTTGTTCTCCCTTATTGGGCTTCTGTCTGTGGCAAGTAGTAGGTTTAATTGGTATTACTACTCCTACTAGTTCTCCCTTAGTTCTGGTTGTAACCTGTCCATTATCTTTCTTTGCTATTAGTTCTGCATTCTCTGGCCTCACCCATACTAATCTTTTAAAGCCAGCTCTACTCCAGTTCTCAAGTATATAGTTCAGATTGAAAGCTCTAGGTCTATAATCAGATGGTATCTTAGGTACATACCTATAAGTAAGCATCCTCTTTGACCTCTTAGCTTCCTTTCTATTTGAAGCTGTAAAGTCTCTCTTCTGTTCTATCTTAGCTACAAGCTGTTCCTTGTCTAGCATAACAAAGTAAGTATTAATAATAAGTACAGATAGTATCTGTGCCTTTACTATTGATTGTAGGTAAGCTTCTACTATAGCCTGATTGTACTCATGTGTACCTCTCTTAAATTCAGGATGCTCTTCTTCTACTGTAGCAGCAAAGCTTTGTAAGTGTCCATCAAGTCTATCTGTCTCTAGTTCAGCATCTAAATGATCTAGTGCAAGTGCATGATTATAGCTACCATCTTCTATCATGTAACTTATATTACTTTTAATTATAGCTTTACATAGTAACTCAAGCTGGCTAACATTGGTAGAACTAGGATTAGAAATGTAGATACTAATTATACAGGTATCATCATCTATGAACTCAAATGGATATACACTTACATTCTTAAAGTCACTCCTATGTGTAACAAACACTACTCCTTTATTTAAGAATCTAATAAATCCTCTCTCACTTAACTTCCTCATCATTTCTCTTAGATCAATCTGTATGCCTCCAACTAGACTTGCTGGACTTGATTTTTTACCTGCTGCCCACTCTATCATTTTTACCTGCTCTTCTCCGCTTATTTGGATTACATCCCTTTCCTTGTATTTATTGTATAAAAAACTTAACTCATTCATAATGTCTCCTTTTTAAGTATGTTATTTACTTCTGTAATAGCACTATTTTCTACTAGGAAGCGTTTCAGTAATATTAGCTTTCCTTTTAAGATTGAAATATCTTCCTTTAGTATTCCTCTTTCTGCTTCATCATTTTTACTAGATTTCATTACCTCTTCTAGCCTTCTTTTCGTCTCTTCTTCAGAGTTACTTAATGCCATTATTATTGTACTACGTATCATAACATTGAGTAAGTCTTTACTTGGTAGAAAATCAAGTGATTTGATGATTAGATTAAAATCATCTTCTGTTAAGTTCACTTCTTGTATGTTCATTCTTCTTGTTTTTTATCTCTCTTGAGATGGTGGTCAAATATCTCTAGTTCTTCCCTAGGCGGGAGATCTAGCTCTCCTTCATAATCAGTAGCAGCTATGTTAGTACCATATATCCTGTTCAACTTCTCTGTGAACTGAAATACATAGTTCCTATCTTTGACTACTACTTTAAGTATATCAGGATGCTTATCAAAGAACTTTCTTATCTGTACATCAGTGTACATCTTACTATACCCACCCACATTAAACTCATCTAAAGCCCCATATAATTCCTCTGGGAACTTGATGATTATCATGTGTAATGTGGACTTCTGTAAATTCCCATAAGGATAATCATCCTCATAGCAGCCCTGTGTTCTTATCCATACAATGAACTCTAAGAAGTGAGCAGTAGCTATAGCTGTATCTATTAGGATAAAGATATGCTTCTCATGTACTTTACCTGCATTCCTACATATCATGTCTCCTATGCCTACAGCTACCTTAAATACAGTATTCATCATGTTAGTAAATCTAGGCCCATAAACCTTCAATGCAGGTAGCAAATACTTCTTGGTCTTGTTCTTGTATGGATAGATAATAGCTTTCTGGTTTGTTACTTCTGTTAGCACTATCTTCCCTATTTGAATTTTCATTACTAGAATATTTTATTGTATGAGTAATCATCTTCAATGAAAATTATACCCTTAGATTCAGAGAACATCTCTTCTATAGAGAAGTGCTTATCTTGCCACAGCTTGAATAAGTCTAAAGCCTGTGTCCATCCCATCCTATACTTACCATCTCCAAATCTACCTATCCTTTCAGCAGCAGTAGTAAGTATGAATATCAGAGGTGTAACAGGTCTTACTGTAGACTCTACTATCATAGCATAGTCAGCAAACTCATAACCAGATATGTCCTTACCTATCAAATCTGATAATTCACCTAAGCATTTCCTTACAGCATTAATATACCATGACCCCTGGAAATCATACCTTCTATCCCGGATTTGCCTATTAAACTTCAAGATAGAATAACCTGTGGACTTAACATCAATAACAAATACCTTTCTCCTGTTATGATCTATCCTTAACAAGTCTATCAAAGCCTTACACCATACTGCTGCCTCATTAAAGTAACAGGGAAACTGATACACTAAGTCTATTCCTTCCTGCTCTTTAAATACCCAAGCACTATATGGATGCTCTAACAGGGAGCTTGCAGTACCATGTTTAATCCTATTACCATCTCCATCTACTACACCTATTATCTTAGATACCTCATCATCAGACAAAACTTGCTTACCTCTGGCAGCTATTAATTCTCTCCAATACTTCTCTGGTAAACTATTCTTACACATAGTAGCAAATCTGGTATCATCAGCTTCTGTAGCATCCTTCTTCTTAGACCAGTGCCTATTCATATAATACTGATGATTGTCCATAGCCTCTAGCCCCTGAACAGGATATAGGGCTAGAGGTCTATAAACATCTGGATTCTCTCCCTCTACTACCATCCCAGCAGTAACCAAATCAAATACCTGCTTGATGATACTCATCTCTACAGGTGTAGGTTTCTTAGGCATCTTACTTATCAGATACTCCTCATTGAATAACTCCTGTCCAAAGGTGATAATAGTATCTACAGCATGACCTACTACAAAATGCTCCTTCTCATCGTAATACTTATCTGATCTGATTAGGTCATCTTTCTTATCTATGAATGCCTCTATGCCATCTTCAGCAAGAACCTTCAGTAATGACTGATTAAGATATGGGCAATCTTCATACTCTTTTACCTTTTCTCTTGTGTTCCTGTAAATCATAAATTTGTATTTTAAAAATTAAACAATAGTTCTGTCTAGAATTTCTTCCTGTACAATAGTGTTCATCTCTTCCTGTAAGTGAAGCATCATACCATCTAGTCTGGTAAACTGTGGTAGTTCTATCTTAGAAGCAAATGTCAAATCAAGCATCCTACTAGTATATAATACATCTATCTCACCAGATACTATGTTCAAGTAGCTTCTCTTTATGTTCCTATACAGGTCATTGTGCTCTATGATAAACTTCAAATCAACTAGTATGGTAAACTGTCTTACATCTGGATTACTCCAATCTACATTATGGAACTCTGCTGTCTTCACACAAGTCATCATCAATGGTACTATCTCATACATATGTGGTAGATACCTGTATATCATGTTAGCAGTAACATAGTAGTTCTTATCCTCATAGTCTCCTCTTACCATCTTCATAGCCCAGTTGTTATTATGACCATACAGAGTATCACAGAATAAAGCTATCTTATTAGTCTGGTGGATATAGTTAAGGTCTGCCACATGACCTATGTGATACATATCTGTCCTACTTATATTACTGATAGTACTTAAACCAGTTATAGGAATGTACTCACTATCTCCTACTCTACCAGCTAGCTGTGGTATCATACTAAGTCTCGGTATCCTTATTATTGATGGTGTCATTGTCTCCCTCCTTTCTGGTAGTGGTTGTAATTGTCTCATAGTATTCCTCCTCTGTTACTAAATTAATTGGTATGATATATTCCCATGAAAATGGTACTGTCCTATCCATATCCCCATTAGTTATATTAGTTATGTGATTAGTTAGAAAGGCTACTATATGAGAAGCTATCATTACTGCTGAATGAGTAGTTTGTTTCATAGTGCATGGAGCTTCCTCTATTTCACTATCATCAAACAACAATTTAGCATAGTTCTCTATATCCAGATGATTATTTTTTACACAATATATCCACATCTGTTCAGCATTTAGCCTACCATCTATGAATAGACTATTCTCTGTGTTACCTCTGCACCAACTTTCAAACATATCCCTTCTTGCCTTCATGTTATCAAATGCAGTAATTACAAAATCATGAGTAACGGTCTTCTCATCTACCTTCTCATTAGCTATAGTAATAATATCTCCTGTAAGGTTGAGTATATTGTTCCTTAGTGCTTCTACCTTTGGCTTACCTGTATCCTGTACACTATAAAATTGACCACCTATGTTAATCTCTTCTACAGTATCGTGGTCATATACCATAACTCTAAATCCTGCTCTGGCTAACAGGAATGCTACCCAGCTACCTATACCACCAGCCCCTCCTAAGAGGATGGTGGTAGAGAGTGCCAGAGGATACCAAGGGGCATCCTTAAATCTCTCATGATGTTGTTTGCTCATGCTTGTCTGATTTTTTTGGATTAGTAAATTCAATATACATCTTAGTGAAAGTACTGGCTAAGTTCTTGCCAAATGTGTACTGTGTATGGAAGTGTGTATTCTTAGGTGTAAGCTTAGCTAGATAGGACAAAGCAAAGGTAAAGATCTCTCTTATGTGTTCATCCTTGCTCTGCATCTGACTAAAACCTGGCTTGAAGAACTCATCATAATACTCATAGAAGTTAAATCTCATACCATCTATTATAGTATCTGCATTGATGTTAGACTGCTCTATATCATCCAGCACATCTTTTAGATTGTCATTGATTACCTCATAGCCTAACCTTAAAGCATAACATAAGAACAGTTCATCCTGTGTCACCTTCTCCTTTGGTGGTACTATGGTATTGTTCCCATTATTCCATTTCCAAGTTGGTGTATCTACAGGCTCTTTCTTAGTCTTATCATAGTCTGGATATGGTATCTGATTAGGCATCCCCGGAGCTACATAAGGATTTGCCTTAGCTTTCTCCTTTGCCCTCTTCTGGAACTCCTCTTCTACCTGTAGATACCTTTCTTTGAAGCCATTATCAATAATTAACTTATTCCCTTCCTTCATTATCCTACACTCATACCAGAACATTGTCTGGTCTGCTTCCTCTAGTATCAGATCATATCCTTTACCAGTAAAGTCCTTACAAGGAAACCTAGTGACACTACCTACAAATGCTACCCTAGCCATCATCTCCATGAAGTTATTGACTATCAAGGATAGATAGACATTGTGTAATGGAGAGTTATCATTTAGCTCACTTACATCAGTACCAGAGAAGAACACATCCATAGTATTATGACTATGTATATGTCCCCACTTCCAATTCTCTGCATCTTCATGCTCCATCATATAGGTGACTAGCTCTTGTCCCCAATCAAATGTAGTTCCACCCTGAGTTCCAATATCCATCAGGAGTATATCCATGACTACTAACTTCAAGTTAGTAATATCTTTCATTGTACCTTTAACTGCATACAATAATATACCTGACCACTCCAGCCTAGGTTGTAACTGGCACAAATATAGAATCTTCTCTTGTATTTTCTTCGACAGTATTACCTGTATCTTGCCTTCTAACTGTACCTTTCTTAATGATGGCATAGTTGGCGATTTTTTCAAGTCTGTATTTGACATAATTGCTTAATTTAGGATTAATGTATCTTGTACACTCAAAATCTTCTGACATTTCATTATATACTTTATATGGTATCTTCTTACCTTTGAAGGTAAAGGACAAGTGCTCTAAGCTATCTTCTGCTATCCTAGGAAAATCCCTCTTGATAAAGTACGTTCCTGTGGCATCTTTACAGTACTTAGCTTCAAATGGAAATATATTTACTAGCCAAGCCTGAAAGTCCTCATCATCTTCTATGTAATATTTACTATCCCAGAAGCCCCAGTTGCACCTCACATCATAAGAGTTCCTTATTCTCCTTAGTAATTCATTATGTAAGTCTACCATAGTAAGATCTGATATAGATTCCATAGTATGGTCCATATTCACTAGCTTACTCATACTGATATATGGTGTACCTTCAGTAGATTCCCATCTTACAAAGCTATCTATCATCCAGCAGAAAGCTTCAAACTTATCTATATCCTGCTCATCATTAAAGATAGCTCTAATAGAGCTTGTATCTCCAGTACCTAAGCAGAAGTTCTCCCATTTAGTAAGGTCATTGTCATTAGGTCTATACATTCCAGGTACTACTGCTAGAGTAGATAAATGACTATGCACATAACCACACTTTAGTTCCTTATTAGAATAAGTAGTTCTCATTCCTTTAATATCACCTATAGATATGTCATAGCCACCACCATCTTCTTGTATCTTTGTCTTAAACCTAACAAATAAGTCCTTTATTATGTGTGCAAGTCCAGCAGTATTAGTAATCTCAATTTCTGGAAAGTGGATAACAAATGTGGTATCTGTTGGAGTAACTACTAGCCCTTCTACTATCTGTATAGTATCACGATACTCAGGATACAGAAACTTACTCTTCTTGTCTCTGGTGTGTGCATACTCTTCATCTGTATAGAATAGGTCAAGTATGCTTACATTTGTATCTACAGGGAAATACTTTGTTCTATGTGTAACTGTCCTTTCTCCTATATGAATATTATACCCTATACCTATCCTATTAGGAAATATACTTTCAAGTACCTTATACATCTCTTTCATCCTATCAACTAAAGTAGCAGAATACCTCTCTCTTATGAGCAGATATAGCAACCTCATCTTACTCTCTATTGTCCTAGTATCTAGTTCTCCCTTAATCCTAGCTATTTGTTCTCTATAATCTTGTAATGTTTTCATCTTATTATGGCTTTGATTGTTTAAAAAAATAAGTAGCTACTATCACTAGCAACTACTTATTTACTAGGAAGATTAGATGGTTAGATGCGTACATCCCTTAACCCTTTAGCTAAGTCTGCAATTTCCCTACGGAGTTCATCTCTGGTTTGCTCTTTCTCTGGTACAGGTTCAGGGATAGCTTCAACAACAGTAGCAATAACAGCTATCTCAATAGGTACTTCTTCTGCCTTAGCTTTCTTAGATTTCTTAGCAGCAGCAGGCTTTGCTTCTTTCTTAGGTAGTTTCTCAACTGCCTTTTTAACCTTAGCTACTACCTTTGCAGTAGTAGCTTTCTTTTCAGCCTTAGTAGGAGCTTTCTTAATAGGCTTAGCAGCTTTAGCTCCAGATTTAGACTTAACCGGCATAAGGTAGAGCTTAAAGTCCCCTACAGGCAGGATAGCATCATCATGCTCCAAAGTACCTTTCTTAACTCCTTCAAGAGCCTTCATGTTGCTAAGGCTGTAACCATTCTGTGAAAGCACATTCCTAAGATGGCTCCAAACTGTAACATCAGTTGTAATGGTCTTCTTTTCACCAACTGATGTGATGACTGTAATCTTCCTTTCTACCATTGGTAGTGTGATTTGGTTTTCTGACATGATTGTGTGGTTTTTAATTTACCAATTAATAATTGTTTCTTTCTTGTACTTCAGTATCTCGTTAGTTAGACTGAAGTGGTTACACCCTCTGAACTTATAATGACTATCTGGATGACTATCTGCTGCTGGATGATTAGCTTCTAACACATAGTTATAGTCATCACCCATGTACTTATTGTTCCATCCATAATAGTTATGTATAAATCCTTTGAAGGCTTTAGCTTTTGCCCCCCATAGTAACCATACAGGTTTCTTGTCACTGTGCAATGATATGGTCTTCATAATTTCTCTAGTGAACCATGACCAATATCCTAGATGAGTAGCTGACTCTCCTACCTTTACAGTAAGTGCTGAATTTAAAAGGAAGATACCTTGTTGTCTCCAATGTTTAAGTTCCTTCCATTCTGGACTATCTATACTAACAGATGCTAGCCTCTCTACTCTTGTATCTACTATCTCCTCTTTAATAGTCCTTAATGTAGGTGTAGTCTTAGTTGTAGGTGGTATAGCAAAGGCATATCCTATAGCTTCTCCCTTATTGATATATGGGTCCTGCCCTAAGATTACTACCTTTATAGCCTGTAATGGCATCTTAAAGACATTGAACATATCCTCTGGCTTAGGGTAGAACCTTGTCTTCATTAGTATGTCATACTTTAGCATCTTCATCTTTGGGTCATCAAACAGCTTCTGTAGGTAGGGATGCCAACTTTCATGTATCTTATCTGGTATCTGTTCCATGTGGTACCCTCCTTATTACGTTTTTCATGTCACTTTTTTCAAGGCTTTCTTCCCTTAGATCAACTAGCCACTTCTCCCCATTTTTAGTATTAATTATAGAGAAGATTGCATCAAACTTTTTAATCCTATTTAATGCCTCTATTGCAGCCTCTTCTGGAGTGTTAGTAGATAGTACACACTCCCATATTACTATATAACTCATAATTTCTCCTTTATAGTTTATCTATTACTCCTCTATATAGTTCACCATGCAGCTTTACATAGACTTCTATTTGCTGACCCATCCTAATAGCCCCATAGTCAATTACTATCTCAAGGTCTGTCTCATAGGCTTCCTTACTTATTGTAGTAGACATTGCCTTATTACCCTCATTAGTACTTACTGCTATAACTATCTTCATAATATTTGATTTAAAATTTTACTAAACTCTTGTCTCCCTTCCTTATGTACATACATTCCTGGGTCTTTCAGGTAGTATCCATACCTATTATATATTACTTGACTCCTAGGTATAAAGACCATCCTACAACAATTACTTCTTATACCATTAAACACCTTTTGAAGCTTCCTAGCAGCTCTCACACCTGCTAGGTCACTATCATAGAAGATTGTTATAACATCAAACCTCTTTGTCAAACTCTCAAGTGTAAGCATATCTGGAATACACCCTTCATTTTGAAACCACACTACATTGTCCCTGTACCTTAGTTTTGAAGCTCTAGACATATTTCTCAATACTCTATGGTCTTTGTATCCACTAGCTATCACTACTTCTTCTCCTTCTAGTGGTAAGCTATCAAAGTTACCTACACGGTCTTCATCACAGTTACTTAGCCACTTATACTGTGAGTTATATGGTTGGTATATCTTTACTGAACCAATAAGGTCTATAGCATAGCATAGAGATACTGGACTAAATGTAGTACTCTTCTTTTTCCTTGTATTCTTAATAGTTACTCTATCAGTAGGAAATACGTTGTCCTCTAGCAAGTCTTCTTCTGTTATAAGAAACTGATTCCAGAACTTCCTATCTCTCCTTGAGAACATAACTTTTCTGTAAGTAATAATTACCGGATTGGTGGGAGCTTCAAAACTAAGGAGAGGGGATGTGGTTGGTGCTACAGCTTCATAGTCTGTCTTGTTACCTGATAGCCTAAACTCCTTTACCAACATATTAATAGCCCCAGTAAGAGTAACCTTATGTTTATCCATGAGCATCGAAAAACAAGTCCTGTGTGTCTTGAATGGGTCATTAAAGTCTACAAAGAGTATAGTTCCATCCTGTCTTTGTTCAAATCTGCAACCTGGCTTAGTATCTATTCTTAGTGGGGAAATGTATCTATCAGTGAAGCTAAATGGCAAGCCTAAAATGAACTCAAAGATTTGCTCTTGAGTTACCTTCTGTAGTAGTTGTTCGGGAGATATATCTACATGGTCTTCGTATTGGTACATAGGTAAATAGTTTAAAAGGGTTACAGTCATACCCGCCTCCTTGGTATGCAAATCAGATGTAACAGGTAATACTAGTATTAGATAGCTATGGATTTATAGATATGACCTAGCTAAGTTACTTAGTCTCCTGAATGGCCTTTGAACCTGTAACCCTTTACTAGACTACCATGCAGCCGGAGTAGTAGATGGAGCATTCATAGGGGCAGCTTCTGTAGCAGCACTTGGAGCTTCACCAACATTAGATGATTGACCAGTGTCATCAACACCATCAATACCATCTGTCCTTTGATTAGCAAAGTGACTACCCATAAACCAACCATTCCTAATGAATAAGTGCTCCTGTCCTTCCTCATTAACATACCACATAGCCTTCCTAGTATTGTCATCTATGTTTTCAGCCCTCTGCTCCTTCCATTTACCTGGTTGAGCAGGACATAAGAACTTCCCATAAGACATCTTCTTAGGTATCTCAAGGAATGTCCTCTTCTGATTCTTAGAAGGCTGCCATTGATACTGAAGGAATATATCAAGTGCCTTAGTTTCATAGCCCTGTGGCAATAACCTCTGCACTATATTACAGAACTCCTTGAAGCTAGGAATAGGTCTTGCAAGAGCAGTCATCAAGGTTTCCTTACTAATAAAGCAGTGCATGATATGTGTTACTCTTGAGTTAAAGTCCAACTGTGCATCCTTGAACTCCTTAGCATTTGGGTCTGTAACTGCATTGTTGTTCTTATCAAAACCCTGCTTAACTGGGAACATCCTGTAGCCTTTCTCTACATCATTGATTTTGAACTTGATTTCCAGAGCTTCACCTTCAGCTCCATCTGCACCCCCATTGGGTATCCATTCAAGCTTCACTAAGAAGCATTTACCAAAGTTAGCTCCAAAGCTAAATGGGCTAACTTTCACTTCATCGCTGGCATAGCCATAGCCAACATTAACATCATGATTTTCTGCCATAAAATTTAATTTAATTTTTAACCTGTAATTTAATGAAAAGAAAAGGGTAATAGACTATCTCGTATTATCTATTACCCTTATTCTTATGTAACAACTTAATTACCAACCTGCTGGTTCTGCCTGTGGAGTACCTTGTGGAGCAACATCTGGCATTGGTGTTTGTGCCTGCTCATAATTTACTCCATTACCTTCTGTTGGAGCATCCTTAACTTTCTTTACTGATTTACCCTTTGGATAGGTAAGCTCCACTTCATCGGGAGCATCCTCTATGATTTCAAAGGTTGTACCTGCATTTACATGAGTTTTCTTACCAATCAATTTCTTGTTCTTAAACAAGGCTTTGGTCTGAACTCCATTAAGCCCATATTTAATACCAATATCTTTTCTGGTAAGTCCTTCTTTCAAATCTGCCAATACACCGGCAATGGAAATCTTTGGTACTTCTTTATTCTCTGTAGCTTGTGTAGCTGTAGCTACTGTTTGTTCATCTGACATAATCTGTAGTTTTAAAATTTTAATAATTGAAATGTTATCTGAGTGTTCAACAATACAAATGTACTACTTTTTTTGAATAAAACATCAACCCTTATAATATTTATCAACTTTTTCTATAACTATACCCAAATCATTGGATATAAGAAGAGTGTCAAACATACCATAAGGGGATTTAGGTGAAGTATAGAACTCATCTTCATTAGTAAGATACTGTTTTACAACCTTCTTTGCAGCAGAGTCATAAGTAGACCTACCTACTAATACTACATCAAACTTACCTTCTGGAGTTACATACTCATCTACCATTTTACCTGTAGTTTTCATCTTGGTATAGATTCTACCATCAGGCTGTACAACATCTTCTCCATGAGCAAGTACAATGATATTCTTCCCAGTCTCCTTATATAATTCCATTGCACTAAATATCTTACCTATATCCATGCCTATTTTCTTAGGAGCATCCCATCCTGTCCTATGAGCATTGGCCATATACCAATCCTGCATTACATAATTAAAGTCATCTATTACTATATCCTTAACAGCAGTTATAGGAACACCTGCTAGCTCCTTTAATGCTGCTTCTATGTGAGCAGGGTCATTGTCAATTATCCTTCTCCCCCCTCTTACCATGTTCCAGGGAGTTGTTTTATAGAGTGTAGCACTATTTGGGAATGGGAGTTCTCTGCTACCTACTGTGATTAAAAAAGTAGTCTTTGGGTCTAATCCCTTTAGACCAAGTTCAGGAGTAGCTCCTATTCCTGTACTCTTACCAAATCCACTCTTACCTAAGCCTAAGATTCTAGCCATATATTTTAGTTTAATTGGTTACTTAATCTATGATTGTTATCCCTTCTCTCTCATCCTTTGAAGGTGTCCTAACATCTCCATTCTCATATAGCCTGTCAAGTATGATTTTACACATAGCCATCATATCAGCAATCTTATCTCTCTCTATTACTCCATCATTAACTACAACTGCTATCTTGAATAGTGTTAGGTCATCAGGCATCTTAAATCTTTCTTCAGTTGTCATTGCTACTCCCTCCACTATCTGATGAGCTATCATTAGATGAGCTATCATTGCTACCATAGTCTGAACTAGCTCCCCCTCCTCCACTAGAGCCACCATCATAACCACCAAAGCTAGTATCTCTGTCTACATCTAGAGCCTTATCATCATTATCCCTAACATCATCGAATCTTGGCCCACTGTCAAAGTCACTATCATCTGGTGGATTCCTATTCCAAGGCTCTGCTTCCTTGGTTCTATGTGAAGATACCTCTTCAGCCATCTCCTCATAGTTGTGTATTTCTTCCTGTAATAGAGAGTGATAAACGAAGCCAGGAATTATCTCTCCATGAAAATGCCATACTCCTTCGCTACCTTGGTAGGTATTAATACATCTGTAATTTGCCATAATTAAACTGTATTTAATGGTGTGAATAAATTTATATTTCCAAACATATTAACCTGCATATGAACAGGACACTCTGTGTACCTACTCTCTGTGATATGCAAGCTCCTGTAATTAGGGTAGTTTTCTAACTCTACTCCAAAGTGTTTCTTTAGGTTATACTTTTCATCTGATGGATTAAATAGAGTCATCAGTATAGTACTCTCCTCTGCTAAATTACCTGTATCCTTAACATCATCAGCAGTTGGGAAGATATACTCTCCTGCAAACTTCAATCTCTCCATATTAGCTAGCTGTCTGTTACTATGACATACATTTATGAATGTAAAAAAACATAGATTTCTTAATGTAGTGGTATATTCTAGCCACTTATCCATGTTCTCCTTTAATGTGAAGCCCCTTTCCTTCCTCCACTTCCTTATGTGGTCTGTTATCACTACAGTAAACTTGTGAGGATTGTTCTCTTTATACCCTACTATTCTTCTATGCTCCTCTACCTTATTAGTATCTGGATTATGCCATTCAAAAGATTCATATATAAACTCTCCATGCCTCTTTGCATATCCCATTATGTACTTGTAGCCCCCTGTAGGATTAGTAGGTTCTTCTATAAAGAATATCTTACCATGCCTGACCTTCCTTCCACCTTCATCATACTCCCCAAACATAGGTACAATTCTACCTAGATAGATAGCTTTCAGCTTATCACTATGCTCTTCTGTTAGTTTAATTAGCTCTCTAGTACCATCCTCATTTACATGGAACAGCTTACCCATTAGATAGTCCTGACAGATTAGATACCTAGCTCCCTTATACTCAAAGTCAAATAATCCATAATCGTAGTTCATAAAATAGGCTGCTATTTTGAACTCCTTGCTCACTCTATCTATCTCATAAGAATAGTATATCCACTCTATGTCATCCAGCCTATTTTGGGATAGCATATATAAATATGGAGTGATTAAGAAAGAATAGTCCACAAGAGTAGTCTTTCCAACTTTTGGTTGAGCAGCTACACCAATAGATGTTTTCTTTTGGAGTCCATGAATTGCCTTATCTAATGATAATAGACCTGTAGGCAAGCCTAGATTCTTACCCTCTTGACCATCTAGGAAGGTCTTCACAAAGTTTGACATAGTTACTCTCCTTTAAGGGTAGTCTGTAAAATTAGTAGTAGGGGTTTCCACAGCTTCATTGTAATGCTTTCTGCATACTATCTTTATCTCTGGCCCCCATTGTATCTCATACTTCTTATGACCTCTTTTACCACACATAAAACACTTATACTCTGGTAGTGGCTTACCATTGATAGCTTCTGTACTATCATCCCACTGGTCCATTAGGTCATCTCTTATCTCTCTCATCTCCTTAAACATCTGCTTTTCCATCTCTGTAGTTGGTGCTCTTCCAGGAGATAGCATACCTAGAAGCCCCATTAACCTACCTTTCAGCCAGTTTCTTTGTTGTGCTTCTTCTCTTGTCATTATTTAATAATTTTACCTCTCATTTGAGATTGTGGTTTACTCTCTATTTTCTGACAATAACCAAGTAGCATTGAGGTCTTTGTAGCTCCCCTACCTTCAAATATAAATCCTATTGGAGCTTTCAGATATTGTCCATCCTTTACTGTGGACAAGTAGTCATCTGTAGCATTCATCACATCATCTACCCTATACTTAGGATACTTAGAGAAGAACTCCTTCATGTGTAGTACAGCATCTTGCCAAGCTCCTACTCTGCTAGGATTTATCCTTGTAAACTTCTCTACCCACTCCTTTACCCATTCAAAATCTAATTCCTGCCCCTGAAATAACTCTACATTCCACTTAATAGTTCTTGTCTTAAAATCCCTCTCCACTATCTTAGTAGTATTGATAGCTTTAACAGCCTCTTCAGGACATACACTATCAACATCTAAATCAAAATAGTAGCCCAGCAGAACTAATAGCCCTGCTGACCTATCTATCTTATGCTTGCCTAGTATCTTAGGCACTTCTGGATTTATGAGCATGAGTCTACCTCTCTTTTCAGCCTATTAAGCTTATTTAGGTCTGCTGCATTATACCCAGACTCTTTAAAACCTAGTCTGGGTATCAGTTCTTTCAGTAATTTTACTAGCTTAGATGTAGGTAGTGATAGTACCTCATCTCCTACTACAATTCCATCTTCACATTCATCTGCCTCTGTTAGTGCCTCCTCCATAGTGTTGAATACCTTATTCTCTCCAGCTTCATCTGTGACTATGCTGGCAAACTCCCAACCACCGTGCTTTTCAATTACAATGAACATAAATTACTCCTTTATTTTTAATGGTGTACAATTCATTATCTTAATGGCATCTTCTTCACTTAACCCATAACCTATACATTTCATAGGATCTGCATCTAGTATGGATAAGTATGGTGGTAATGGTTCTGGTATGTTCTTACAACACCAGAACCACCACTGGTCACCAAGGGATTGTGGTGTGGAGTGCTGGAAGGTAATACCAAGACTTCTCATTTGCTTTTGTGGATGTGGCATAGCTTCATCTTCCTTATTATCTTCATTATATGCCCACCATAATAAATCATAGCGTAAATGTTTCATAGTTTGATTTAAAGATTATCTAATACTGTTTCCTTGTACATAGCCATAACTTGACTCTCTACATCACCATCCTCTCTCTCCCTTTCTTTGAAGTTAATAACATACTTGAATGTCCTTACATCTTCTAATGTTACCCACTTTATCTTATTGTGATCAAATCCTCTCATAGCCCTACTAGCCCACTCTACATCTATAGTACCATCAGCTACTAGTACTATTATCTTACCTGTTATATTAGGTCTAAACCTTATCCTTCCTGCTCTTTGAACAAAATGTAATTGCTGCCTGCTTAACTGGACTATGAATAAACAGTCAATATCACCTAGATTATGCCCTTCATTTATACTCTCTACACATGAGAGTCTATTTATATTTCCTGCCTTAAAATCATCATATCCTCTATCCTTCTCATAGTGCTCTAGTATCCTAGCTACTCTATCCCTCTTATCTATAGGGTCTGTTGGCTTACAGCTAGGCTTACTAAAATACCTTCTATCACATACCTCTATAGCCTGCTCTATACCACCACAAAAAATAAGAGTCCTTACATCTTGTGGTATTATATGAGATAGCATATTAACAGCAGCTCTTGTCTTAGACCTCAATACTTTAATAAACTTCATCCTATTTAATAGGTTCAGCTTGCCACCTACCATCAATGCTCTCTTTGCCAGATAGTTATACTTCTCTTGCTCTGTCTGATAGAAGTAGCCCTTTGTTGCATTACCTGACTTCACATACTTATCTACCTTATCCATAGGCACAGTTATCACAGTAATCTCATAAGGAGATGATATACCAAGCTTAATGGAATCTGGCATAGTTAGCTCATATACAGGTCTAATTTCTAGCCTCTTGAATATGTCTATCTTATGGAAGTTAGCTGGTCTAGTGGCAGTAAGTACTAATAGCCCTGTAATCTGATTGTCCCTAAAGAATGTCTCATTAGACTCTGTTACATTGTGTCCTTCATCCAACACCACGTAATACTTTCCACCCACCAGCTTGTGCATTGAATCATAGCATATTTTGGTGACATGGTCATTGTATAAGTCCAGCTTACCCCATTTATTAAATTCGTCTTTCCAGTTCTCATCTCTTAGTTTTATAGTAGGAACAATAATGATTATCTTACCATCATAGCCTTCTGCAACTAGTCTGGCTATCTTATCTATGGCTACCTTAGTTTTACCTGTGCCTGTAGCCATATAGACACCTCCATATCCTTGATTCCTTTCTACTGCACTAAGAGCCTCTTCCTGTATCTTACATCTTATCCTATTAGTGATGTTCATGTGCTCTATATCCTCAATATCCTCATCATCAAATAGCTTCTCTCTTATCTTTGCTATCTCATTAACATGTATCCTAATATTGGGTGCTGTTAGTATAGCATTTAACTGATTATACAGGTCTTCCCTTACCTCTAGCTTAGTTATAGCATTTGTTTTCATTGTGTTTGTTTTATTTAATTTCAAAAATGTGATATACTAAGCCCGTGTGGTCATGCACAGTAGCAATAAATTGTAGTAGCTTCTCTGGTAGTTCTTCTCCTGTATATACAGTAAGGAACTCCCTAGCTGTTATCCTCTTAACATCTGTTATTACCCATATATACATTTGCCCATCTTGCATACCTGCACTAATAACTGTAGCTCCTTCGCATAGACCTAGGTATGATATACCATGTCTCTCTATCTCGTACTTATATATTTTCATTGTGTTTTTTATTTACTTAATTATCAATGTATGTCGGCATATGAGTTTCCATAAGCCACACTTATCCTTAATTTTACATTGAGCTTTAGCTCATTGTTTGTTTCCTCTATAGCAGCCTGTAATTTAGCTCTTACTTCTTCTCTATGTTTAGGTAGTAGAGGAAATACTACTTCATCATGGAACTGCCCACAAATGCAGATACCCTTATTCCTTACCTTCCTTACCCAAGTATCAAAGCAATATACTCCTGTACCCTGATTTAAGGTACTAAATTTATCCTTCTCAAACCTTAATGAGTACCAAAATCTACTCACAGGGTTGAACAACCACATCTGACCATTAACTGTCTTTACCATACAGTTCTGTGATACCTTCTTTACAGCCCAGTTTCTCTTCCAATATACATTGAGCATCTTCTGTGTCTTATCTCTATGCCATCCTGTAGTTAATGATAGCTTAGTAACACCAACTCCATATACAGCAGAGAAATTTACCTTCTTAGCATCTCCTCTTGTCTTCTTGATATTCTTGTATCTTCTATTCTCTTCTTCTGTAAGTCTCTGCCCATTCAGATTATCTAGATCTCTTCTCTTCTCATACCATTTATAAAATTCTATATCATCCTCTGCTAACATTTTACCTTGTAGACCTACATCTAAATGAGGGTCAAAGCCCTCTTCTTGCATCTCTGCTACAAACCCTGGGTCATAGTAGTACATGTAGTGCTGTTTGGTACTATCTTCAAGTGCTGACATATCTGCTCCACAAAGGATATGCTTAGGTGAAGGAGCAATTAGACATTCTCTTACATAGCTACCATATCCTTTACTTACGGTAGGTAAATTAGTAAGTGGTGCCACATGCTGAAATCTTAGGGTATTAGCAAAGCCTGCTATTCCTGCCTGTAAGAAGTTATCCTTGTCTCTATGGTCTAAGAAGGCTTCAAGTATCCCTATCCTGTGCTTAATAACAAAGAAGCTTTCTAGTTGTTGTAGCTCTGGCTTTACCTCATATAGCTTCTTAATAGAATCACAAATATCAGAACCATCTAATAAGCTTATCTGTGGAATAGACCTTAGAGGCTTATTATAATCCTCTCTTACATACCTGAAGGTCTCTGGTATCCATCCCATACTAAATAACCATTCTTTTAACTGGTCATGACTACCTGGATTTCCCTTATCTCTCTTAACCTCAACTGTAACTCCACTATTATGGTACTCTGGTAAATGATGCTCATGTAATAATCTTAGCCACTTCTTACCTAATGCTGATACACTACCATCTTTAGTGGTGAATTTCTTAGGTTTCATCCTTACTGCATACTTAATAGCAGGTGGCATCACTTCTCTTAGGATATTAAACTTCTCTTCTCTCTCCCTTAACAGTACTTCCAGATTATCAATGACCCTTAGAACATCTAATCTCCACTTTACCTGTTCCTGTTCAGCAGCACACTCTAATTTCCATGTTAAATAACCCATAATCCTATCTACAGCAACTACATCATTGTTATACATCTTGAATAGGTACTCTAATTGCAAGAAGAATAGCTTGCTGTTTATCTTCACATCTTCAGTGCACCTATTAATGTAATCTTCTTCCTCTAAATTTAACCAATCATCTATCTGTGGTTTCACTACCCCAAGGTCATTTCCCCATTTATATAGGTTATGATCTTCTCTCTTTGGGTAAAGGTACCATGACAATGCCAAGGTATCTATCTTCCTACAGTTTACCTGTAGTCCTAGTATCTTCTGGAATGCTGGTACATCAAACCTCATTATGTTATGCCCTATGATAGTTAGATTATCTTGTGATAGTAGCCTAATAATATCCATGTAATCTGTTAGAGCTACTGCCTCTTGAGTATCTATATCATAATAGCACACACAATGTATCTTTGTTATAGTATCCAGTAATCCATCAGACTCCATATCTATTACTATTCTCATGTTATGTGTTTTGTTGTTCAATAATCCAAAATCTTCTAAACGATTTAGCTGATAGCCCCCCAAAATATAATACACCATTCTTTTCACTAACCGTTACTATTGGCGTTCTATCTACCTTAAACCCGTCTTGAAATTTAATATGCCCTTCCCCACGAACCCTATCGCCTATTTTTACTGTTCTGCCATTTGCGTCTTTAGGATAACTCATATCATGTGTTTTGTTGTTACAGGTATTTATAAAGTGGGTAAACAATGACTCCTTGCTCACCATCACCAGTCTCTACTATATTATCTAGTATATCAACTAGCATGGCTTCTGCTGGAATAGATTCTTCTGTTCTTAATATCTTAAACTTCTGTACCTCTGTTATAGTCTCCATCTCTCCAACATCAGTCTTGATGTTGATAGTAACTTCAGGCACAGCCCACCATCCATTGATACCATCGTGAAGGATTTTCGCTCTCTGAAATATAGACCCTTTAGGAACTACTACCTCCATGATAGGTTCATATCCTCTGCTAAAGTCTAATATCAGGTAATTTTTAAGTTTCATTGTTATTGTTTTTAACAGTTTCTGAATTATAATAAGATTTGATTATCTCCTTATCCTCATCATCAAGTGGAGCTTCTTGTATCTTCTTAGTTAGAATATTATCTAACTTTCTATTCTGTTCTAGCCTAGTAGCTTCTAAGTCTCTAGCTTCCCCCTTCTCTTTCTCCGTCTTATCATGTATCTTGACAGCTATTAATACAGCTATAACTACGGTAAACATTACTAGCATAGTAGTTACTATGATTATCTTTAGTGTGTCCATTACATTACATTGTTTAATATGACTAAATCTGATGCCCGTGTAACACCCGTATATAGCAACCTCTGTTTCTCATTAGCGTCTCTGCAATACCTCAAGACATTACCTATATTTATGATTGCTTCCTTATAGGTAGACCCTTGACTCTTATGAATAGTAAGTGCATGGTTGTACTTAATATCAGCGAATATCTTATCCCTAAAATAATCCCTAGCATTCCAGCTCCATCCATTATTCTTACAATGACCATTAAGCTGGGCTACTATTAGCTTAAAGATAGCCTCTGATTGCTCATGTACTACAGATATGCTCTCATTTATCCTATAATACTTCATCTTTATCTTATCCATCTCTGTAATAGGATTGTCATCTTTATCATATCTGGTATCTTCCTTTGGCACTGAAATGAAATCAGTAATTATGTCCACATGCCTTACCTTTACTTCCTCATTAGTATAGAAGCTACCATATGGCATATTAAATGTAATAGTTTCCTCTAACTCTATCTTCTTAGGATTACCATATCTCTTTACCCTCACTAGCTTATTCATTAGCTCTACCTCATCATTAGTATATGCCAGATATTTAAGGTCATCTGTACCATTTACCTCTGCTAGCCTATCTATCATAATATGCTTGGCATTACTATATAGATACCCTCTATTGTTTATTACATTAGGTTGCTTAAAGTATATCAAATCTAAGTCTCTTGATAGCTCAATAATTGGGTTAGGATTCTTCTGTCTAACTATCTCTGTAAGTTCCACTGTAGGGTAGCCCCTTGTAAAGACCGGAGATTCTGCCTCACCTACAGGATTGATCTGTTTGTTATCACCTACAAAGATAATTGGAAATCTATACTCATCCAAATATGTTAATAACTCACTATTAAGCATTGATGCCTCATCCACTATGGCTGCCTTACAAGTCTTAAACTCTTCTGCACTCTTACTCTTCCTATTAATTCTAATGAATTTTCTGATACCAGTCTTAGGGTCAGCAGGGCCTGGCCTTCTATGTAATGCAGAGTCTACAGTTTTAAACTCTACTTCATAGTCTATTTTACCCTTTAATACAGCTAATGCCTTATTTGTGGGAGCTAAAGCATAAATCTTCTTATTATTGTAGTGACCATTAACTCTCCTATCTCTAGCTAGGAGCTTAACTAACTCTCCCATCATATAGGTCTTTCCCACTCCAGCAGACCCTATTAGAAGTATCCTATTTTCTCCTACATATAGATGTGACAGTATTTCTTCTTGCTTTTCTTGTTGATGAAGTGTAAGTGCCATAGTATTAAATTTTGTTTATATTACCAGATATTTTTTCTCTTATTGCAGATAATAGATTATCTATAGCTCCATTGTAACTAACAGGTATATCATTATGCCCAATGCAGCTCCGTATAATATCTATATCATTTCTTAAGTCTAGTATCTCCTCTTCTCCTTCTATTATTATAGTGATGGTGATACTCTTCACTATATCTATCTTATTGAGTGTTACTGTAAGTGACATATTATCTTATTAATTGATGAAGTTATAGTAATTATAAAAAAAAAGTAGGCTAACTTGTAAGGTTAACCTACTATATGCAAACACAAACAAGGACAACTATCTCTTCCTTATAACGTCAGAGCTACGTTTAAATACCTTCTTTGCTGTGTAATGAAAGTATCCTTTGCTAACCCATAAATCAGCTAGCATCCTAACTGTCCTTATAACCTTGCCAGCTTCCTGTAATGTTTCTCCATTCTCATTAACTACCTTCTTGGAGATTATGGTTATTCTTTTACCCGGATTAATAAACTTATTCATTTCTTATAGTTTTAAGTATTGTTACAGCCTTTGGTGTAGGATCACCATTGTCTTTTATAAATCCATGTTCACGCATCCAATGTAAGTATCTCGCTATTGCAACCCATGAACCAAAGTACTTCAATAGAGATGCAGCGTTTTTATTGGAGTTACAACACTTCAGAACTCTTATGAAATGCCTGTGATAATACTTACCATTAGTCTTTAATCTTCTTGTCTTCATAACTTGTAGTTTAGGTTGTTTCTTACACTGAAAGTGTAAGGTAAAAGAAATCTTATTCAGGTATCTAGCTTCTGTACCATCGTAGAAACGAAAGAGATAGTTTATTCAAACCTCAAAAATGAACAACAACTCTCTGGAAATGTCAAAGAGCTTTGTACTACCTATCTTAAATAAAATCTCTTTCATTTACCTACAATATTGTCTATGGCTTCAAAACTAAGGTACTATGGCTGAAGCTTGTGCATCATCATTAGCCCCCTATCCTTCTTTTTGAAGCTCTATATACTCTCTATCTAATCATAAAGACTACCTTGCCTACTCTCATGGTAAACCATGATTTCAGCAAGATAGTTTACCTATGCTTGAAAATGTCAAAAAACTTGCATAGGAAAGTTTTAACAGAACCTCCTATAAAGTACAAGGTTTACCTGATACTGCTCCCTTCACTTTTATCTAAGATGGGCCTTAGATTAGCAAATGGTAATGTCAGGGCTGGCTTCTTCTTTGGTAGGTAGTGGATGGAATCTAGGTCTTATTCGTATTCTGCAAATTGAAGTGCAGCAACGAAGTATCTTTACGCTGTCTCTGTAGCTTTTCTCTTTTCTCTTTATCTGCCCTCTTGATTAACCTCTTGGTATCATTAGCTGGTAGTATTCCAAATAACCTGTATAGTATATATGTAATCTTTTCTTTCACGATTATGTGTTTTGGTAATTAAAAAATAAACTATATGCCATACCCTACATAAGTATGTGGCATATTTGTGATTGAACACAGGCATATAGTTTGTGGTTTTCTAGGGGACTAAGTCTGCTATGCTGTATGGGCATAGCTAGTTACAATATTTGGGTTCAGGAGTAGTTATTATAAGTAACTCCTTAAGTTCTGATTTAAGCATTAAGTGACCTGCACAGTCTTCATTACATTTAACTATGCATCTACGTCTATCATGGTTCTCCTTATAGGTACATGGGCTACCTTTAACTACATTGAATAGTAATACTCCATAGAGCATTCTTTTTTGACTATATTTTTTCATGATATAGGAGCTATCATCGAACTCTACTATCACCCTATTAAACATGTTCTCATGTGAGTATTCATTTTCCATGTTATAAGATTTAGATTATTGTAAAGGTAATCAAATTTTAAAAAAATAGCTGATACCCATATAGATATATGTGGTAGTAGGCTACCCTACAATCTAACCAATCAAGTATCTTAACAAAGAAAACTAATGCCGAAGGCATTAGCCTATCTTAGGCTTATCCTTATCATCATCTATAGGCTCTACCCTATAGTACATATTCTGCATCTGTAATAACTCAAGTAATGGTCTAGTATATAGATGATGTGGATGCCACTCTATTTCATCAAAGCCCACCTTCTGAATGAAGATGAGCTTATATGTTTTAGTACTAGTGTATATGTAGGATGATAGCAGCATAACCAGTGCTAGTGGTGTACACTTTTCCATACTCATATGCCAGGTTGTGTTGGTGATGGATATTGTACCCTAGGCTGTAAGTTACCATTAGAGTACACGAATTGCTGCATGTATCTTGGTAGTGGAACAAAGTTGCCATCAAACCATTCTTTTGGCCCATAATATACCTCATCATTATGGGTATAAGCTAACAATGCAGCAGACTTAGCTTGAAGCTGCTTACTTGACATTAACCTTTCCTTCACCTGTTCAGCAGTCCTAACAATATTCATCCTTGCATTCATAGAACCCTTAACATAGAAGTTATC